GCCAGTGCCCTCAGAACGCCAGTGTACCCAATAACGCTTCCACTCGCTTGTAAGATAGAATCTCCGTCCTCCGTCGGCGTTGCTCGTTGTCGTATCGCGCTCGCTGTCTTCGGCGAATATGCTTAGATTAGAACCACTCCACATGTATGCGTCGATGCTGCCGGAACCTTTTGCCATAAAGGATAATATGTAGTCCTCATCTTTCTTGATGATAGAACTAACGCTCCACTGCGCCATCTCAATGTATTTGGAGGCTGCGTTGGCATATATTACCGAGCATCCGTTGTTGTACGACTCGTTAGTGACCACTGACGCATCCATTCGCATCAGATTGCCGGATTTGGCGAACGTGCGCGTGTTGTCGAGAAGATTGCCCCCGATGTAGTCGTAGTCGTCAGGCGATGCGCTCCAACACACAAAGTCCTCCGCCGTACCCTCTATGAGGATAGGGTGGGCGATGTACACCTGCTGACTCGCAGTAGATGCGTTAGCCTTTAGACACGCCACGGAAATCCACTCATAAGGAGCGTTCGCTGCAACGGTAAACGTCTTCTGATACAGATACCAGCCGTTGCTTGGCGTTATCGTTACTACACCTAAATTCGCACTGCCGTTAGGACCGGTATATCCACCTGGTCGCGACGTGTCGGTTGCCGAGCTGTGCCATATCACCTCGCCCACAATTTCCACTTTTGCTGACTTCGTGCGAGCCCAGAAAGCCAGCGTGTACGTCTTGCCCTTGGTGACGTGTATGTTGTGAGAGTTCGCCGCTCCACCCCATTGCACACCGCCTGCTTTAGCTTCTGGTGCGAATATCACATTAGCACCCTCATGCGCCGACGTGCGATATATCTTAGAGCGTAGAAGAAAGAAACCCTCGCCTTGCTTGCGGAACAACGAGCCGACGAGCAGGTTACGTCGCTCGGCAAGAGTGTAGCCCACCTTCATCGCTATCTGTGTAGCGGTCTGTGTTATAGAAGAGCTAACAGTTGCTATTTGGTCGTTTACATCCTTCTTGGTAGAGTAGTCTCTCCTAACCTCTGTTCTTATATCATTTGCGGTCTGTGTTATCTGCGACTGCGTGCTTTTTATCTGTCCGTCAAGCTCTTCTTTGTTTCTTTTGACCGTTGTTCTGAGCCCATACACGGACATCACAAGCTCCGCAAACGACTGCGTGCTTTCTATCTCGCCATTAGCCTTGCGCGTAACGAACCTAAACTTATCGGCTATGGCGAACATCTCCTGACGCGACAGGACAAAGACCTCCTTGTTTTCTAACGAATAGCTATCTACGCCTTCGTACATCTTTAATGATGGCGCATCCGCTCCGTATGCCGATAGAACAACGACCGACTGGCGAGCTGTGTCATAGACGTTGCCCATCTGTACAAGCTCGTCACCTGCCTGCGGAATATCGCTACCAGTATCACAATCGTCAGCAAGTAAGTCGATGAAATCTTTACCTACCTTGTACACCTTACGCCAGTAGTATCTGTTCTTCACGTTCTCATTCACGCCCTCCTTTACGTTGAACGTCTGGCAGCGCACGAGGTCGCCCATCACAAATTGGTTCTCAATCTCCTCGTCGCCTTTCTTCTGTGAAAAGTAACAGCGGTAAACATCGTAACGTAGGGGAGAGCCGTCGTATTCGGGAAGAACCGTGAACTTCTCAAAATAGACCACATTGCTAATCTTCATAGCAGCAGGCGACAGAACAATCTCACCACCTACGCTTTGAAGCTCTCGGATTACGAGCCTTACGAACTCCGCTGCCTTGCGCACAAGCAGGCGGTCTACCTCCAAGTAACTGTCACCACTTCCGTTGTAATCACCAAGTTTGAAGCCAGAGCCGAGCGCACCCGAACGGAACGCAGCTGACACAACCTCTTTAAGGGTAGCGATGCCGTCGGGGGTTATCTTGTGAATTTTATTATTAGAAATAAATTTTATACCACTTAGAAAACTGATAACACCTTTTGCTTCATCGTCGTGCACACTCGACAAAGCATTATCGTCAAGATATTTAGGTGTGACAATATCGGTCTCCGAATCAAGAGGGGTTTTTGTGTTGGTAATTCCAGATATAGCCCCCGCTTTCCCTTCAAACGCAATGCTGCCGCCGGTCACAATAGTTACAGCCTTTGCAAATAACTCGCGGAACCACGTGCCAGGTTTCATTGTTAGTTTTTTGAGAAACGTTACAATACTGTCGGTCTGCGAATAGTGGTACCACTCGCTTTCAGTTCCAATGGCGGATATGGCTTCGTCGGAAGACAGATAACCCCAAAAACAACGTGTGTCCCAATCGCGGGCTATGGTGCCGTTGTCGCCTGACGACGTTATCTTGCCTTGCAGGAAGATGTAGTAGTACTTCTCATCACCAATCTGTTCGGCGTTCGCGTTCTTGCCGTAGATGTCAATCTGCTCAGACGGAAACACAATCCATGCCGAAGCCGCAGAACTTAAACTGCGCGGAATGGCGGCATAGACATATTTTTCGGTGTGCGAGTTGAACACAGTAGGCGAAGCCTGCAACGGCCAACGGCGATAATTGTGGCCGGCATCATAGCCGATTATGTCCTTGACGTACACAAGTATCTGGGCACCGCTGACGCACGATGCCTGAACATAATCGGGATAACCAAGGGCATTCAGCTCGATATGAAGTGCCGTAGACGAAATCCAATAGTCTTTGGTTGTTGCTTGTGTCATATATTATGTTGATTTTTCTGTTGCGAATTTAGCATAAAACGCTCTATTCATACGGACATACGCAAACGACCCCAAGGGCACGTGCGTCTCTTGAGGTCGCAAGCCGACTGCAAGCCGACCGGTTCCTAATTCAAAACTCAAATGATGGTACTTCCTCGGAAGTCGAGTTTCGCCGTAAACGACACGCTGTGTACACCTTCTTTTGTCTTATCATCAAAAGAGATTTCGTCGTCGGCTGTGATGGTGCAAGGCAGAAACTTGCCGTTGATGTTTATCCATGCGTGTTCTGTCATCAGGAACTCATGCAGATACCATGCGAGCCATGCTTCATCGAGAGGATCAGTCTGGAGGTTCCATTCCTCCTGATTGTTCTGCTTGCGAGTTGCTGCGCGTGAGATCGAGCGCAGAGATTCTTTCTGCGTCAAGGTGTAATTATTGGTTGTAATACTGAGCTTCTTGCTATATACTCTCGGTACACTGACGCTCTCCAATACACCGAACGAATTGATGAAGCGGAACTCCGTGCGACGGACAGCTTCTGCCTGCGGCATGGCATAAACGCTGATGTCGCCAATGGTTTGTCGTCCTTCGTTGGTTATCGTGAAAGCCTTGGCTTCGGGCGCATCCCATGTGGCTGTGGTGAAGTCGATGGCAGGCGAGTAGGGATCTACGTAGATGATAGTTTCGCCTACACATGCCAACTGCGGTATGGTCGTGGGCTTGCGTGTCATGCGGCTAACGGGCATTGTGTCGTTTGTGGCCGTGAGTCGGTCGTAATCGGAGAAGCCTCCGAATAGGGTCTGCTTCACATCGTCTCCGGACAAGTAAGACACCGGTGATGTCTTATATACTTCACCATCAAGCATATACTCGTCGTATGCCGACACGTTGAACTTCACTACGGGCATTACACCAGGTTCGGACTTGTAAATATACGAATCGCGAAAAGAACGTAGAGCAGAGGAAATATCAACCACAACATTTCTAACTTTTTCGCTGATTATAGGTTCCGACATCTTTATGGTTTCATAGTTTCCTTCGCTTATACCGCATTTTATCTCGAATATCATACGATGGAAAGAGGGCGTTTTATTTAAATTAATAGGTTTAACAATAAAAGAGATAGGATTACCATTAAACACCGAACCGGATAGTAATTTTAAATAACTTGCCATTGCTTTAATTATTAATTGGTAATTATTATTTATTAGTTAAATGCTGTAGATTTCCATTTCTACTTCTCCCATTCCTTCCTTCGCCGTCACGTCGGCATTTACCTTGTTGATTAGGCATTTCTTGCCGTCAATGGTCCACCACTCTTTCCAGTGGTTCTGAATGTCGGCTATCTGCGCTACGGAGGCGAGGCACTTGACGTAATACTTCTTACGGTGAAGGAGGAAGTAGATGTAATCGACGAGGAACACGTCTACGTAGCCTCGGTTCTTTACCGATGGAGTGTTTACTACGAGTGGAGCGTCTGCCCATTCGGGCTGCACCCAAGCACGTGGCTTCAAGGAGAAGCGTTCCTCGTTGCCGATGCCCGACTCAACGCCGTTGTAGTCGTACTCGTTGCCGTATGGGTCGATGGAGTCGGTAGTAAGGGCATAGTCGCCAGCCTTTGTGCGCCACTTCGAGTTGCCGAATCCGTCATAGTTATAGCCGTAGGCTTCGTGTGTCGCATCGATGCCGCCACCTCGCATGATAGCCACAGACAAGCCCCAGTCGTATGATTGAAGGGGCGAGTTGCCGTCATCGGTAGACGACGGATCATAGCTCTCACGCAGCGAGAGTTCTTCGGTAACGTAGAAGTCGGCAACCATTGACGACATGGGGTTCTTGATGTATTGCTTCACAAACTCATGCTCCATATCCTCGTCGATGAGAGCTGCCATCTGGGTCTTGGCGTAAGACTCGTTCAATCCTCCAACCTCTTTACCTTTATGTTCCTTACCTACTTCGGTTGGCTGCTTTGGGTCATCGCTAACGCACGTGCTGCCCGATGTTGATGATAGAGCTTTACGGTAGTTGGCATCCACCATTCCGACAGGAACAAACGATGACTTGAACTCTATGATGTAGTCTTCGTTGAGCGTAGAACAATCGCCTGTTTCCACTCCCTTCATGGCTCCCACCTCAAACAGTCGCGGATTCATATCGCCAGCATTGGTAAAATCCTTGTCAATCTTCACACGATACTTATTGCCCGTCTGAAGGTCTATGAACACGCTCATTTCGCCATTTTGCACACGATGAATAATATCCTTATATGTAAGACTTGTCACGGTGCGGTTCTTGGGGTATTCGATGTAGTCGTAATCGGTGTTGTAGTCCTTCACTTTGTTCTTCACGTTGTCCTTTTGCTCTTTGGCTTCGCTTTCGGCTGCATATCCGGCACGCACACCGGTTATCTTCTCCGTCATGGGTACCATAGAGAGCACTTCGGCATGGAGGGGGCGAGGGTCGGGATTCTGCTTGCGGAACACGTCACGAATGAGATAAGCCGTAACCTTTTTCTGTTCGTAGTCATAATGAAACTTTATGCCGAACTGCTGTTCAAGCGAGTCGATAACATCTGACACCGACTCGGCAGGGAAGTTTTTGCCGTTGGCATACATACGGAAGATACTTGCACTCATCTGCGCCGAATCGATGGTACTCTTGCAAGTGATGCTTGCAATTTTGTTCTCGCCTACACGTTCAGTTACCCAGTCGCCTTCCACAGCTACCACTTCGGTGGCCTTGAAAACACCTTGGTTGTAGAAGCCACCTTCGTACTTCTTCTCTACCACCTTATACGTAACCTCACGGTATCTGACCTCCTGCACGCTCTTGTCTTTGGGATTTTCGAGTTTGAGCTGACCGCCACAACCGCGCGAACTGAGCCATATATTTACATCTTCAAAAAGATTTTTTACCTCCTTTTCGCTGTTAGCTTGCTTCTGAAAGAAGCCGACCTTAATATCGTCCGTGGTTTTCAATCCGGCTTTCACGGCTTCGTCTTCCTCCTTGTACTTCTCGCCATAATACAACGGCTCGATGTCGTAGGAGCATTTTGTGGTGAAGAAGCAGAGGCGGTTCATGTCGCCGATGGCTGTAAGAGCCGAATTGTCAAACTGCACGCCAAGGTGCTCGAAGAGGCAGTCGAGAAAGAACAACACGTAGAAGCAGATGCCCGACTGCGGACGGTCGGCATCCAATACCCAGATAGGACCACGGTCTTCGTACATTTCCTTTTCGCTCGTATTTTTATCATCCTCTCCTTTACGGGTGTCGATAGACTCTACAACCTTGTCTGACGTTGAGCCGTCTTCGGCAAGATCGTAATGCTTGTAGCATACACGGGCATTGCAGAACGGCTTGATGGGGTAGGGGTCGCTCACGTTGATGTATGACGTAAGAACGTCGGGCACATTCACTTCGTTACTGTTCGGATAGGTGTATATCTTCTTCAATACAGCCGCGTGCTTGTCGCCTGCCTCCTTGCACTGAGCAGGATAAGAGAAACCGAGGGCCTGGGGAGAGAAGGTAGCGTGAGTGTCAGATTTGCCCACCGAACCATACTTCTTGTTACCTTTCTTACCTTCGTATTTAATAAACACCTCAGTGTTATACGACACGCTAACATTCACTTCATCAATCTTCTCGCCTATCAAGAGCTGGTCCTTATATTTAGAAGGTATAGGCACCTCGTTGCACTTGAGGTCGCTAATGAGGTCGGAGAATGACTGTGTGGATGCGTCGATGTTGAGCGAGAGGGAGTCTTCTAAGCGTTCATCTTCCTGGATGATGGCTGTGCCGGAGGCGAAGGGTACGCCGTCGGCGACGATCTGCATAGGTGTGTGCTCGTAGCTGACGGGGCGAATGTCGGAACTGACATCATCCACGTTCTTCAAAAAGTGACGGTTGCCTTCCAAGGGCAGCTCTACGGGATAGGAGAACATCTCAACGTCGTTGAACAAGGGATTGCTCAACTCGATGCTGATGGATGCGTCTTCCTTCAGGGCGAGGGGCTTGCCGTCGGCAAGAATGGTTAGTTTGCTGTTCATGTTGATTTTTTTAATAAGCCTTACTGGGCCTTACTGGCCTTTCTAAGCCTTGGGAAACTATTAAGCCTTTCTAAGCCTTGCTGGGCTTTAAGTGTTATACTATTATTTTGGCGTTGCCGTAGAGTGTAATGTTTCGTTCTGATGCGGCATATACCTTTGTGTCACCGTAGGCTTCGAGCTTGCGGTAGGAGCGAGCTCTAACTGTGCCTCCGTGTGCCTCGCACGTCACGCTGCCATTGAGCACGGCATCGGCGGTGGTCCATAGTCGGGCAGCTGTGTAGGCTGCAACCCAACCTTTGCTCACATGGCCATAGGCATGGTCGTGGATTTCGATTAGGGCTTGGTCGCAACGGTCGCTATACAACTGACTGTGATTCCATGCACGGACGTAGGCTTTGCCCAAGATGTAGCAGCGGGCATAGTCGTTGATGTCAACGATAGTGTCATAGTCAGTAACGAGGACAAACACAAACTCTGGTGCTGTCTTCGGACATTCGTTGACGTAGATGCCAGCTGCATTCATTTCTGCTCTTAGGGTGGGGTAGAGGGCAGGCAGACGGTCGTTAATGATGTCGGCATACTTGCTCTCTACTATGTCTTCCCAGTTGGATCGCCACACAGCCATAAGCTGACTGATATTTTCGGTGGCAAGCATGGCACGATAGCCCTCGGCGCAAGCGTGGCGGTCGTGGCAGGCATGGGTGCAAATAGTCTTTAATATCTCGAATGGTGTCATTTCATTTCTTCTTTTACTTTCTCAAGAATAGCCTCGTAGCCTTTCAGTTCGTCTTCAGTCACAATGTCGGCGTAGTCTTTGCGGAGTTGGGCGATGCGGTCGGCAAGGCCTTTTGCACGGGCTTTGGTCGATGGCTTGTCCTTTCGCAAAATGTACTTGATGAGAGCGTCGGCTTCGGCTTTGTGCTTGGCTGCTGCGTCGCGAGCGGCTTTCACCTCGGGGCGGTCGTTGGCTATCTTGTCGGCTACCGACTGGGCGAAGAGAGGGTCACGGGCAAGTGCTTTGTCATAAAAAGGACGGAACTGGGCGCGTAAATTCTGCGGTGGGACGTTGCACGCCTTCTCTATTCGGGCGATGTATTCGGGGTCGCCGGTGCGTGGGGATAGGCGAAGGTACGCCTCGCCAATCTCGCGGTCTACGTTGATGTAGATACGAGGGAGGATGTCGCTTTCTATCTTTACGGCACGGGTGGCGAGATGGGCAATCTCTTCTTCGGTGTAGATAGGTCTGCCTGCCTTCTCATTGGCTTCGACCATAGTCTTGGCTTGCTCAGACTTTGCTGCCATCTCGTTGCGCAAGGAGCGCACGGTGTTGACTTGCTCTTGCAGTCGGACGGAGAGGAAGGGTCGGAGCTGCATGAGGTTGGGCATGGTGGACGCTATGGTCTCGCCGTTGGGGTTGGCCACGATGCCGCCGTAGGTGAGAGGCTGCAAGGTGAGGTCGGGCTGCAGGTCGGGGAAGAGCGAGCGACGCGCTTCCTCAAGAGCCTTCTCCTTCTGCTGCTCGGCATAGAGAGCCTGTTCCTCCTTGGTGGGGCGACCGACGTGACGCTTTATCTCTGTGCAAGAGGTCTGCATGGTTTGCAGATAGGTGAGGAGCTGGCGCACACGACGATGATAGTCGCGGAAACGTCGGCTCTCCTTTACGAACGACATTGCCCGTGGGTTCTGCTCAAGAAGAGTAAGACCACGCTCGAAGGCTTCACGCTGATCGGAGGTGAGCATACGGGCGGTAAGGGCAGGGGTTAGAATGCGAATTATTTCTTCCATAATGTTGCTTTTTATAATGGGCCTTACTGAGCCTTACTGGGCCTTTATAAGCCTTGGAAATACTAATACAGCAGTGGCGACACGAATATCTTGCTGTCTGGCTGGTTGTTCTCGTAGCCTTTGCTTGTTGAGTCGGTGGTGTTGGTTGAGGGATTGTCGGGGGTAGTGTTGGCAGCGTCCGCTGCCTTGCGCATTTCCATGAGCCGGAGCACCGAGGAGCGTAAGGCAATGGCTTCGTTGTGAGCAGCGGCTCGGCGTGCCTTGTCAATAGTGAGAATTGTTGTGCGCTCTTCGAGGTGGGCCACCATCAGGCGACGTACCTTGCGAAGAAAGGGTTTGTCGTTGGGATTGTCGGTGTGGAGCAGACGTTGCACCGTGTCTTCGCCAATAGCCTCACTGATGTATTCGTCTTGAATGAAGTGAAGGTCGGGCAGAAGACGGATGAACTTCTCACGATTCTCGTAGATGTCGAGGTATTGCTGAAGGTCGGCACATGTGGCAATGAGGAGGTCGTGGTGGGCGTAGTAGTACTGGCTCTCCTGCCACAATAGACTTATCTCCTCAATGGCCTTATGCTGCTCGTCCTTTGGCTCGCTGGTCGGTTGGTCGGTGGAGTCAGCTTCGGCAATGGCTGCGGGTGTAGCCATTTTGCGTGCCCAACCTTCGAGCATTACGAGCATCTGATTGAGCGAAACCATTGCCTCGCGCTTATAGCCCTGCACACCCTTGTCAAGCAGGTCTTTGGATGCCGTGCCGTAGTCGTCACTTGAAGCCACGTTGATGCCAGTGCCATTGATAGAGAGAGCCTGTGTGTAGGCGAAGCGCGACATGGCATCGTATGTTACCATGCGCTGTGCCATAAGCAGGAGCTGCATCCAGGGCTGCTGAGTGTGCTCGCCGTTGCTGACTGCCATATAGAAGTCGTCGGGCGAAACGGTCTGATAATACTCGCACAATCGGTTGTAAAGCGAGTCGCCCAACTTGTCGCGCAGAAAATCTTTCTCGCTGTTGTCGAGTATGCCTTGAAGAGAATTTATCTCGTCGATGGCGTTGCTGGGGATGTGGAGCCGTAGCTCCTTGATGGTTGAAATAATCATAACTACGAATTTTGAATTTTGAATTTTGAGTTATCGGTAGACCGATTTGCAACTCATTTCTTATGCCTACAGTATCTATGATTTTCTTTTTATCCTTTCAAATGAACTATTAACATGGGCTCCGTGTACAGGTACGCGAGAGCATCCACGAGAAGGTTTACTGGATGTAATCGTGTAGGGTGTCCAGTAGCCGATAGACTCTGCCAACTGAAAAAGTTTCTCAACTTCATCAAAAGCCATTAAACCACTTGCAATTTTCCAACCTTGATTCAGGTCTAATCCTACATGGGAGAAAATGTAGTTTTCAAAACCTCTGGAAGGTTTGCTATAAATGTTTTTCGCTTGCTTATCAGCAATATACAATTTGTTCAGACCAAACTTTTCGTGAACGTAAAATGCGTAACATTCAAGTTTATTGTCGGTTGAATAGAAACGCTTTACTGCCACAATAGCGTAGTCGGCGCGAGAGTCGGGGGAGACGTTCTTGAGCTTTAGTATTCTACCATGAGGAAAATCAAACTCCTTGAAAGTGCTTATGGCCGGTTCGAGACGCGGACATTCTAACTTCAAATATCTCTTCTTTTTCTTCAATTGAGACGAGAGTGCAGCAACTTTATCTTCCAAGTCAAATATTCGCTTTTCTTGAGCCGCGCATTCGTCCATCAAAAGACCGTACATCTTCAGTAGGCCTTGCATCGTTGCTTCCTTTATTTTTTCTACATTTTCCATATTGCTAATTGTTCTATAAATCTTTTTATTATATTTAGCATCAGAGCGTTCATTAAAACAGCGTGAGTTGCGCTTGCTCCAGCTTGATGCGCTTGCAAGCCTTGTCGTAATACTCCTTGTTGAGCTCAAAGCCGATGAAGTTGCGCTTCTCGCGGATGGCTGCAATGGCGGTGGTGCCGCTGCCCATACAGTTGTCTAATATGGTGTCGCCCTCGTTGGAATAGGTGCGAATGAGATACTGGATAAGAGCGACGGGCTTTTGAGTGGGGTGGAAAGAGTCAGGCTCCACGTTGAACTCAAGAATAGATGTAGGATAGTTCTCCCATTCCGTTACGACTGTCTCTTTCTGAGAAGGTCTTTTGCCTACAACCCCACCGAATTTGTTTAGTGCACTATGACTAACCTTGTGGCATGGCCGCAAATCTTGTGGATTGTATGGCATACGCTTCTCTCCCATTGTACTCTTATGGCCCATTCCGAAACGGCAAAATGCAGATATTATCTCGTAATTCTTCAGAGGTCTGTTTTTAGCATGAACGAATCCTGCTGAAGTATTCTTTTTCCATATCCAATCATATCGCCATTCTTTCATATTGCTTGTGCGGATGGAAGTACTGAATGGTTCACTACCAAACAAAAGAACTACCCCCCCCAGCCCGTCCGAGAACATCAGTTTTCAATTCTTCAACTTTCAGTTTATAAGCATCTTTACTTATATGAGAGTTCAGACGACCTAAAAAAGGGCCAACTTTAGAGGATACAGGGCATGAAACTTCAGCTAAACTTTCAGATTGTAAGAGTTCTGAATTATAAGCAGAGGTTCTCGGACGCTCTCCCCCATTTTGAGAACACGATGATATTGCTTCCACAACTCATCAAACGGAAGCACGCTATCCCAAGCACAAGCAGTCGTACCATACGGCAAATCGCACACGATGCAATCCACGCTCCCGTCCGGAATCCTTTTCATTCCTTCCAGGCAGTCTTCATTATATATCTTATTCAGTTCTATCATTCTCTATATCATTTGTTCGTTACTATTCCTGCATCGTCACCCCAGTTTTCGAGTTATCCAGTGTGGTGAGCACTTCGCGGTCAATCTGCCACACCAGGTGCGGGTCCCAACCATTGAATTTGCTTATCACCTCCAACGGACGGAGCATGAGCTGCTGCAATGGGGCAAACTGGATTTGCTTTACGAGGAAACGCTCGCGGAGGTCGGTGCCACCCGATGATGTAGCGTCGCCTGGGGTGTTGCCGATGAGCTTCGAGTCCAAACCCATGGCAAAGAAGATGATGGATGATATTTCCTGAAGCTCGGTTTTCTCGGCTTGCGCTTGCGAGTTGGCTTTGCTCTCAATCTCCACAATCTCCCAAGCCTTGTGCTCCTTGCCGTCCAAGCCAGTGAACACGGCAGAGATAAGAGCCTGACCTGCGTTGTCGGGATTAGACAGCCAGCGATTGATGTCTGTGAACACCTCCTGCTGTATCTGTGCCATCGTCTTGCTCTTGTTCTCGCCCTGTTGGGTGTAGAGCTGCTTGAGGTATTCCTGATGGATGTAAATCACGCGACCGATAATATTGCTGTTGCGCTTACGAGTGAGACGATCGTCAACAATGGTGAAGGCATACTCAAAGATGCTTCCGGCAAAGATGCTGTGCCAAAGGGCATCGGCATAGTAGGGACCACCGAAGTCGCGTGGAGACATGATGAAGCGTGTGGGGCGGTTCTTGCGGCTCACACGCTGCTGACGTGCCTCACGCACATGGCGTTTGAGGTCTGAGACGGCTGTGTCGGCTGCGAGATAAGGCACGGCAGCAATGCGACGGTCGGCTTCGGTGAGCGTCTGGGTGGAGTCGAGCCACTGGTTAGAGAGGTAGGCATAGTTGATGCGATACTGACTGTCCATGCGTTCCAGTCGGGTGGTGAACACCGAGCGAGGTTTTATGCCGACAATCTTCGGGTTCCACTGTGATGTGGGCACGGGTCGGCCGTTCTCGTCCAACTGACGTTGGTTGAGCTGTAGCTCACAGAAGCATTGCGACATGAGCGACATATCGCCTGCCATCTCAAGATAGGTGCGCATGAGGCCGTTGTTCTCGATAAACTCTTGCAGCTCCTCATTGGTGCGTTCCCATTCTGCCAGTGCTGCCTTGAGCGACTTCATCTCTTCGCTGTCTTCACTCTCAGAATTGGTCTCCGATTTTAAGAATTGGTTATCCGATTGTAAGAGTTGGTTATCCGATTGTGAGAGTTGGTCTTCCTTAGCCTTGAGGTCGGCTATCTGTCCGCGGAGCAGGGTGCCAGCCGAGGGGAAGGGGATAGACTTCTCGGTGATGTTGCCACCGACGTACTGCGTATAGTGATACTTGGCGCATGGTCCGCGACCAACGAGAATCTTCTTCACGAAATCCACTCCCGCTGCCGGAAAGGGTGACATCTTGGAAAGCAGATACACGAGGTTGGGCAGTCGGTTGCCCACGCCCCACTCCATAAATCCCAGTCCAGGCGTACCCACACCTTCGGGCTTGGCTTTGTTCTCGCCGCCGGACGAACCGAACACGGCGGAAATCTCCCGTCTTGCCGCATTGCCTTCCGCTCCGGTCATGGTGGCCGAAGCCGTGAGTTTCTGGTGAACGTACTCGCCCCACGAAAACACGTTGCCTTCCTGCTTGGGCGCACAGAACGCGCCAGGCAGAACGGCCTCGTAGCCTTGCGACTGGAGCTCCTCACTACGCTGTTGGAGCTCGCTGATATTGCTAACTGTTGTCATTGTGATGAATGTGTGTATTGTTAAATGTTATAGCGCAAAGATAAGGAAAGACGGGGAGAAGGAGTAGACATGGTTAGGGGAGGGGATAAACAAAAGGCCCTGCTTTCCTCACGGACAACAGGACCATGCCTAAGTTAAAATTAAGAATGAAACATCCAGTCAAAGTATGATGTTAGTCGTGTCCGCCTACATGTCGTAGTCGCACATTTCGTTTGCCGAGCACAACTCATAGTTCTCCACGTTCTCAATCACCATATCTTCGCCATTGAACTGCTTGATGATAATCTTGCGATGCAGAGCGTCTGGGTGTACACTGCGGATATTGTTGTTGGAAATCAATATCGGGTGGTTGGCTTCTTTGGTATATACCATAAGATACCACGGACCAGTCTTGTACTGATCCATCACCAATGCAATCTTGGAGTTAAGAAGCGAGGAAAACTTGTCGATAGCTTTCTCTATTAACTTCTCCTTGTGCTTCTGTCCGAACTTGTCGAGCCAAGAGGAGATAAAGGAAAGCACGAAGATAACCAAGAGGATTATTAACGCTGAAATAATTGATACCATAATCGTTGTTGTTTTAATTGTTTATCGTTTGATGTTCCACATGTGCTCAGCTGGACCTACGAGCACATCTATGTTTGCGCCCTGCTTCTGAGCCACCGTCTCCACCCATTTAAGCTGAATAAACTGCTGTGGGTTAAGATTCATCTCGCTCATATACGCCTTATCTGCCACAGCCTTTTGACGCTCAGCCTTCTCGCGAGCCATCTGAACCTCGTATTCACGTTCCTGCGTCTGCTTGGCCTGTACCATTTTAGCCGTGCGGTTCATTTCGGCAAGCTGTTCCTTGTTGGGTGTTGCCTTACCGATGATAACATCCTTAATGATAACGGGCATCGGCTTGTGCTTGGAGAGGGCTGCAACGTAATCCTGCATCTGCTTCAAAATCTTCTTGTCGATAGTGCTCAATACCTGACGGTTAGACATCAAATCGAATGGACTATACTGTGAGATATGGTCTCTGACAAGATTGCAGAAATAGTTGTATAAATTAGTATTAAACCAATCGCGTCCATAGTTCTGCAACAGTATGGGAGAACGACCCTGCTCCACCTGCGTGACTATGACAGAATGGAAATCGAGCGGAGTGTTGTCGTCGGAGAAGATGTCGTCAAGAAGCACCTCGTGGCGTACCGGAACAATCTTGAATGTCTCGGCACGAGTACTCAGTGCACACCATGTCAGACCACTCTGAACTGGAGTGTCGTCAACACCACCATGTCCGAATATCCATGGTTTCTTTACCAACACGGTTTCCTCGTCGGCATCGGGCGACACAAAACGACACGAGGATAACATCACTACTGCGACAAGCGCAAAAAGAATTGAAAATAATTTTCTCATAATTGTTTCTTTGTCTATAAATCCGTTAATTAATATAAGATATGCAGTGGTTATAGCGTTTTCCTTCGTCTCGCTCGTCTGCATCAGAGCCCGTTAATTACGTTTTACGGAGTGGTTACATGCGACACACTGAGTACGGTCCCTTGGCCTTCGGGATAAGTTTCTTTTTTGTCATCTGATTTTACGGATTTCACGGATTTTGGTTTATTTCATTTGATGACAAAAGAAAAATCCATTCAATCCGATGTGAAAAACCTTTTCTCGGAAGAACTCAATTCTTTCCAGTTTTGTAAGAATTGGAAAGAACTGGAATGGTAATACACTCGCCGATGTTATGCCTCAAACTCCGAAGGCAGCTTCTGACCGCCACCCTAAGAAGAGTCCATGTCTGCTTTTCCGTTGGACTTGACGGTGGCGCGATAGCCCTGCTTCTTGGTAGAAGGATTGTAGGCATTCGTCTTACTCAATTCCAATGACATTGCCATAAAAAATGAAGTATTAAATTAAACATTACATATACCCGAACTAAATGGGAGTATCTATACGAGTGAAATAGAAGTATCTATTTTAGTTCTTCGTATGCTTGTGCAAATCTACTAAGAATTGTTTTGGGGGCGTGGACATGCTTTACAGCTCCACCAACACCTTAATCTCTTGATTACCCCCACCGTGTGTGAGACAAGCCGGACTTAAACCTTTGGCAGAATATACACGACGTGCACTCTCGAACATATGAGTGTAGGGTGGTGTCTGCATTATGCCAACTACGAGGGTGCGTGTGGTGTCAGTTTTCATTGTCTATTGGTTTTTATTGGTTACTCATACTCATATACTATATGCGGTGTGGTGTTGCCCAGCCCGTCGCGAGGGTCGGCAAAGCAGCCTGGTGGCGATGTTGTCACGGTATTGGCTATCCGTTTGCGCGGTCGGCTCTTTACGAGACCCTTGCCGTCCTTGCCGCTGCGTACCCATCCGATGTAATACTTGTCAGTCATATTCATACTCTTATAGTGGAATGAGGACGTTTGCCACATTTCCCGATATTATCGTATAGGCTACCCCCCCACATATTGTTTATCATCAACTCGCTCACCCCTCGCTTGTCGGGAGTGTCTTGGTAAAAGCGGATAGAGTCGTCGTCACGCCATACCATACGGATTTTACTTTTTCTGTTATTCATATTCTATCAATACAGCTGGTGCTTTGACGAGCGAACTTGTACCTTGTATGATATTACCTGCTCCCTCCTTGTGGTAATGCGTAAGAATGGTGGCGCATACTTGGTGGAGGGAGAATTTAAGATTTGCAATCTAATCATATTCTATCAATACAATGGTGTGCTGTCCGTGCTCGTCGTAGAGTCCTGCCCATCCGTCGTAGCGTGCGGACAGTGCGGTGGAGTACCCCCCCGACGTGGGCAGAGCTGCGATGTGCGTTGCACAAAAGGAATTTGGTTAATCATACGTTATCAATACCATATTGTCTTTGCCTACTGAGGTGAGGGTGTTGGTTGTACCTCCAACGTTTATCTCCATTCGCTGAATGTTGGAGTAACCATAACCATTCAACGGGCGACCTCGGAAGGCTGCTATTCTTATTCGTAGCATATTGCAATCAGATTGTCTGTAGTGAGAAACGTACCTATACATTGCATCAGGTGTCCTGACCGCAGATTCCATTCCTTATCGCGAAAATCGTTAGTGCCGGTTCTGCGACGCACGGCCTTTGCGTGTTCGGTTCGGGCTTCGTGTATCAGATAAATGTTACGCATAATAGGTTGTCTTTTGTTACTGTTGTTATCGAATTGCACCACGGCCACGGACTGGGGCGGTGATACTTATCGCCGTATTTACACCCTCCCCGGTCGCCATGCTCACGGCGGAAGGCTTTTGCTTCCTCGGTGCGGTAGTGGACGAGGACGGAAAAGTCAATCATACTCTATCAATATTTTCGGTTTATCCACGTCGTGCCCCTTACCTCCCCCAGCAATACACAGGGCTATGCCGTGTGGTGACACAATGATGCCGTTCTGCGAGGGACTGTAGGAGCCGAGGACGATGGGATGAGGATTGTTCATAGTTCTATTACTATTTTTGGGCAAATCGTTGCGTCTTCAGCCCTTGACGGAATACAAGGACTACAACCACGAGGCGAATAGATGCGAAGGGCATATATCGTGCCATCCTGGTGTTGACGGAATCAAGCGACCTTCGCAGATACATCCGATTTGCCTCCCCGAATTGATGTTTGGATATTGATTCATAATTCTACTGCTATAAAGAAAACGTCACTGCAATCTGTCCTTGCCATAATTGTGATGGCTATGTTATGATACACGCCGCCGAACCGCTCGGCACTGAACATTGAGGATTGATGTGTCAACAGTCTGCCACCCCCGATTAGGTCGGCAATAATGCGGACTACCCTCTCTGGTGGATTATCAGTTCGCATGATGTTTTCTCTCCATATTCTCCTTGAACAGCCGTTGAAACTCATCGCATAATGCAACCACTCCCTTATCCGTGAACACGGAATAAGACAGCTCCATTTTCTGCTTTGCCGAATAAAGGGCGAGATGAAGACTTATAGGTTTCATTTTCCAACCATCGGTTGCTTGCATCCACAACGTAAGCCATGTTTTCAAGAACATTGCCGCCTCGTGTGTTGGTGGCAGATCAAACTGAAGAAATAGGGCGTTGTCAGAGTCGTTTGCCTTGAGGAACTTGCTCACGGCATCGTCCTTGAGGAAATAGCGGTCGGCCACTTCCTCTTCGAGCACGTCTTCCAGTCGAGTTTTCAGCTCGAAGGGTTCGGGGAACTGATAGTCGAAGGCTACGTCTTTGCGCATGGAAATGCAGAACACACGATCGCGGTTTTGTGGCACACCATAGTTCTTGGCGTTGAGTCGCGCCCAACGGCTCACATAGCCGAGCGACGAGAGTTTGTCGAGCCACTTCTGAAAGTCGGGCATGAATTTCTGGCTTACCAGTGCCGCCACGTTCTCCTGCAAGAGATACTTCGGGCGAAGCACCTCCACGGCATCCGCCACTCGCCAAAGCAGTGCGCTTCTGGTGTCGCTGCCCTCCTGCAAGCCCATCTGCTTGCCAGCCTGACTGATGTCCTGACAGGGCGAGGAATAGGTGAAGAGATCCACTTCGCAACCTTCGAGTGAGCGTTTTACTTCGTGCCAGTCAATCTTGGTGATGTCGCCCAAGGCGCAGTCGGCAAACTGAGGAAAGACGAGGTTGTGCATCTGACAGGCGTATTTGTCGATGTCGCTCCATCCTACGCACTTCCATCGGAAGTCGGGATGCCACTCCCGTAGCACGTCGGCTGCCATGAGCTGCGAGTCGTAGCCGGAGAACGTGGTGAGGAATATCTTCTCCTCGTTCTTGTCGGTTGCGGTGGTAGGAAGGGAGGGCAGGGAGTCGTCGGGGTCGTCGAAGAGAGTGAGTTGCTCGCCTGGGCGTGGCTTGGGTGGTGCGGGGTAGAAAAGTTGCTCGTAGATGTGAGCCAACACGTCCACCACGATGCTGTTTCCGGCTTGCTTGTACTGCTGTGAGGCAGATATAGCCATGTCTTCGGGTTTACCCTTGCCCTTCCAGTCGGGCAGTTGTTCGGCTGCTTGAGCATTACTGCTCTGCATAGTGCCGATTACATTGTCGCGAACGCCCATCAGACGAAAACACTCCTTGGGTGTGAGCTTGCGGATAGCATAGCTCTTGATGGTGCGGTCGGTGAAATTGAGTTTTGTGATCATATTGTTGCTGTTATTTGTATTCAATCATTACGCCTGTCCTCGGAAAGTGGGCGAGTGACATCAGATGCTCAATGCAAAGTCGCTCGTATCGGGTATTCAGTGTTACTGCTATTCCTCCCACACAGACATTTAAGGGTTGTATGTTAGTCATATTCTATTAAAATTCCTGGAGCATGATTATCAGTCCTGACACATCGGCTTAATCCTCCAAACGGCGGCCTTTGGAAATCGGGCGACGCATTCCAGTAGATTCCTGCTACGGAAGGGACGTGGAAGTCTATCTTTATTTCATTCATATTCTTCAATCAGAAATACATTTTGCGGCCACGAATTGATTGTTACGGTCGGGCAAATGTCTGTGCCTAATTTACCTCCATCGTTATTGCCACGAGGATATTGATAAAAGTCAATATTAGTCATATCAATCCTTCTCAACCTCCAATTCCCAAGCATTTTCGTAGTGAGAAGAAAAGACGTTATAAGGACACTTGCAACGATCGATGGCTACCTGCATTTTATCCAACATGTCTCTTGTATAGAAACATCTCCTCATAAGGTAAGCCAAAGCCTTGAATTGGTCTTCGGTAAGAAATACGTTTTGCTCTCCACAGGTGATGCCTACGTTGTCGGTAATGGTAGAGTAGAAGAGTTCTACGTCTTCATCTTTTTCCTTTTCGTCGTTAAATACGGTTATCTTCGTTGTATTGTAACTCATAATTCATTTCTCCTTTAATTTATAATTCAACAAACACACAGATTCCGCCACTTGCAGCGGTCAGTGCGTTTACGAGCTTACCCCCCGACTGTGCGACTGCGCCTCAGAGCCGAGGACGGATAACTTAGGTCGGCAGCTCCCGGGCAGGGACAGTCGGTATAGCCCAGCTCGGTGGCTTGGCGTATGCGAAGGAACGTCTCGCCCTCTCGGTCCACCAACTGAAGGAACGGTCGGTCGGTGGTAGAGTAGATGCGGTAGAGCGAGCCGTCGGGATAGCGGCCATACAGCTTGCCGTCCTTGCTGATAGTGCCGCGCTTGTAGTGAGGGTCAGTCATATTCAATAATTAATCTCCATCCGTGACGAGGTGCAGGATTACCCCATTGTTGAGTTATGGTTCCGATACAGGTTCCGCTCCAATGGATGCGCTGATGAAAATCGTCGAATGGATGCTTCTTAGTCATATTCAATCATTATGCAATGTGGGCATTTGTAGTCGGTGGCTCGAAGGGCGGGCGAGAAATTACCCCCCCCATCCTCGCCATTCGAGTCGATGACTAACGGGATGCACGGAAATGTAGAGGTGGGTCATTGTTTCGTTGTGGTAAACTGTGACATTTCTCGCTCCAACTTCTCCCTTTCCTGCTGCATCTTTTTCAAGCGAATAGCCAACTTATTGTCGGTGCCATACTGCTTGAAGAGTAGATGCGACTTATACAACTTTATACAAACGAAAAGAAGTACGAGAACGTTAAACACTACAGCCAAGAGAATGGGTAGCATAACTAACCACCACGACCAACTGATTGCTCCGCAGAGTTTCATTACGATGAAGGCTACCTGAAGCGATGCCATCATAAAATCAAGAATACCAAATTTCATGTCTCGTTTATAATTTTAGTTCTGTATCCAAGCCCAGCACCCAAAGAATATGTTGGAGCTCATGGACGTATTGAATTTTTCGTAACAACGCATTTTCGTGCAAACGACGATACTTAATGAAAACGACCCAATTACCACATTTCCGCTCTACTGCCAAATATCTCGCAAAAAAATACTCCTCGTTATCAAGAGGCTTTGTAGAATATTTGCCAACGATCTCTTCTTTAAAACCGTTCTTTTTAAGTATTTCGGGCGTGATGGGCACGCCATCGATGTTGCAGCACCATGTCCCCCAGGGACCGTCGTCTTCGTCGTTGACAGCCTTCAGACTGACGACTCCCTTCTTGTCATTACGCTGTCGGTCGGGATGGATTTCGGTAACGATGCACAAGGTGTCTTTCGGAAACATGCAGTCTTTGTTTGTCTGCACAATGTCGCCTATTCTAAGGTCTTCTGCATTAATCATTGTCGGCCTCCTTTCCTTCTTCAGTCTTAAAGTATTCGCCGTATTGTTGCCACTTCTCTTCGCGGATATTGCCGACAACCTCAAACTGCTTCATTTCCTCTCGCGAGACATCATTGCAGATGCCATCCGAAATACCACCTACATTAGACTCGGGATTCTTTGCCGTCACAGTAGCGAAAGACGCTCCATCCTCACAATAAAACACTACGGCAAAATAGCTGTCGCGCTCGTCGTCTTCAAGGCAGCTGTACGGATAATTGTCCGAGCGCAACACGTCACCCTCGTAAATCTCCTTGCCATTCTTGTCGGTTAATCCCGTGAACTGGCAGATCGAAGAGGGATGAACCTGATGATATTTCAAGTTATCAATTTCGTCTTGATTGACGATATAGTCGTAGTTCTCTACATGGGTCACATGACCGTCTATGAAAGAACGCCAATGCTGAACCTTGCGCACCAATGCACCGTGTACCCAACTACCATCTTCAAACCAGATGCCCTTAAACTTAATCATTCGCATAATTCTCTATAAATCCGTTATGTTGTTAATAATCTCTTTCCCTTATGAATTTTTCAAGTCGTAATATGCTTGTAACCACTTATCATATTCTTTGTCATAATAGGTATAAACCTTTCTGCCTTTATCGAACAAAGGCTCGGCTATAGGCATAATCGCATGATTTTCCCTGCGCCATGTGATATTACGCTCGTAACCGAAAATATGCCACGGCCGAAGATTGCCGTATTTCAATAGTAAAACAAGCACACCACTCATTTTAGACAATAACCGATGCACAGAGCGACCGTCTGAATATCCGTTCACAACATAACCTCCAGCGCAAATTTGCCACGAAGCTCCGTCGAGTTGATGGTGATAGAGGTTGATGCCGTGACAGTTGCAGATGGCAGCAAGTACCTTATTTTTTGAACATGCTTTCATAATCTCTGCAAATCCTTTTATGTTGTTAATATTATCGTCATCGAATTTTACGAATTTCACGAATTATCTTCGTCTTCGTTAGTTTTGCGTCATTCGATGACAAACAAGAATCCGTTGAATCCGTTAAATTCGATGTGAGAACCTTTAGTGTTCCTCCTTGATGCCGAAAGGAGTACCATCGGCGAAGGTGTAGTTGCTCAGTGTTTCATCGAAAGGCCAAATATGTCTGCCACTTATCGCAATACTCTTCATTTTTTCATCAGCACCTACTACCGTGACCATAGAATAATGGCCTCCTGTCTTGCTCTTAATCCATCCGAATGGTTGGTGCTTCAGCATTTCCTGCCAGCACTCGTCTACATTTTTAAACGGGCGGTACTTGGGTTTGGGCTTGATACGGTAGTCGTAACAATCAGGTCTAAAATGATGTCCTTCATCCACATCTACCCATTTACAGTTGAAATTAGGCTTTCCTGGATGTTCAATCTTAAAGCTAAGGTCAACTTTGTAATATTGGATAGTTTTGCCATTTACATACGCCTGCATTACATCCACCAACTGCTTTATTTTCTCTTTTTTCATTGTCCTCTATATTTTCGTTAATACTTACGATAACACAGTATATTGTTGTATTATTTCGCTTTGAAGTTGTATATCGGTTTGATTCTCCTCACCACGTCCACAGTGTCGCCTATAAGCGATTCTATCTCTTCGGCAGGCTTGTACGCCATTGGCGACTCGTCGATTGTTGACTCGCATACCGATGTGGAGTAAATGTCGTGCATCTGCTGTCGGTATTCCTTCATGCTGAGCTGCTTCTTGGCCACCGAGCGCGACATTAGTCTACCTGCACCGTGCGGAGCCGACTGAAGCCAGTCGTCGTTGCCCTTGCCGCGACATATCAACGAACCATCGCGCATATTAAGTGGGATGATAAGCTGTTCGCCATTTTCGGCACTCACGGCTCCTTTTCGGATGATGCCTGAGTGTATGTCGAAATAGTTATGCCTGGTGGTAAAGAAATCCACAACCGATAATTGAAGCCCATGGATTATAGGCATTGCTATATTCCATCTGTTGTCGTCGGCAAAATACTGACAGACGTTCGCAGCGAAATTGTAGGCGTTGAGGTCTTCTCCCTCAAGATAGGCGAGACCGGGAGGCACGGTGCCAAAACGACGCAACATATTGTTAATCTCCCTCTCTAAGCCGTACTTCTTTAAGTCTTCGATGATGCGCTTGCGCTCCTCGTATCGATTCACATTCTTCTTGGCTAAGTGTTGGAAAAAGTTGCACACCTTAACTCCGAGATTGCGACTGCCCGAATGTATCACAAGATACTTACAGCCCTGCTCGTCCTCGTCCAGCTCGATGAAGTGATTGCCGCCACCGAGGGTGCCAAGCGAGCGTCCGATATAGTCGGGATCGAAGCAACCTTGTGTCCTTTTGTGCAAATCGAGCAAAAGATGTGACGTAAGCGGAAGCGAACTACAATCTTTTAGCTTGGACTTTTCGTGAACGTCAAATCCGCTCGGCACCGACTCATTGATGATTCGGTCGAGAAGCGAAAGGTTTATATCCTTCTCAGCGAACTTGAATACCAACATACCACAGCCAATATCCACGCCTACGGTATTAGGTACAACCTTGCCGGCAGTCTGAATTACCGTACCTATTGTGCATCCTTTACCCGCATGACAGTCAGGCATAATGCGTATCTTGCAGTCGCAGTAAGCCTCGCTCGTTGTCAAGTTTTCTATCTGTTTCATTGCTTCCGCCTCGATGGTCTTTGCAAAAATCTTTACGTTCTTCATACTCTATATTTCCGTTAATATTTTACTACGTCTTCCTAATCTTTTCCATTTCCTCATTCTCCTTGCTCAGTCGCTCCAGATGTTCCAGTACAAGCGAATAGCTCTGATTGTTCACCTGATCTTCAGTGAGCGAGGCATATTTCTGCATGGTGGCGATGGTGGCGGTGTATATCTCCAGGGGCGTTGACGGCCGCTTGCGAGGATCAAGCTTCTGCACCTTGAACACATGGGGGTAACGCCGTGAGAGGGTGTGCATCATGCCGGTCCACCAGAAGAGGATAGGTTGCCATTGGTGATCGGGGAAGTGGCGGAAGAGTGGGGCTTGGGTGTCGAACTGATGGGTGTCGTAGTGGAAATCATGCACCTTGAGGTTGGTGTTGGTGTCGATGAAGTCGATACGACGGTTGAAGATGGTGGCGAGGAACATGGAACGTGCCTGGTCTACGCTGTCGGCTTGCTGTGCCATCTGCTCGGCCGTGAACTTACCCATCTGCTTCATCTTGACAAGGTTGTTGGCGAGCGAGGTGTATTGTCCCATGAAATCGGAGGCAAAACGATACTGCTGCCATGAAAAGCCGTCCATATCTTGCGCCGGACCTTCATAGTCGGTCTTGCGACGTAGCAGACCACGTTTGTTGCGTAGGCGAAGGAGAGGGTAGGGAAAGCGAGAGAGGTGAGCTCCACGCTCGTTGTCGAGCCAGTCGAGCAATCCGGCACCGGAGGCAAGATACTCAGCCGAGTTGCGGTCGTCGGTCTTCGGCTTAGGCGTTAGCCAATAGTTGAACTGCCATAAGTAGATGGGGAAGGTTTCTTCCTCCTGTTGTTTGCGACGGAAGAAACGGTTGCGTCGGCTTGGGGTGGAGAGTCGGCAAGTGTAGTGTTGCTTCTCAAGAGGCTTCGACTCGTCTATGCCTTCCACTATCTCTATGCCTGCAAGAACAAAGAAGCACGCTATCTTGACGTTGCGCATGTCGAAGGGATGATAACGGTCGGCTCGCTCTATCTGCTCAAGCATTATGCGGGAAATGAGCTCCAACTGCTCGGTGCTGCACTCGTTCCATGATCGGGGCAGTGTTAGGTTGATGTTTCGTTGTGTCATAATTTTCGGGTTTCTTTCATAGGCAAATGTAGGAGTTTTTAATTTGGTGGGGCGGACATGGTGGGGGAGCGTATAAGGAGAAGATACAAATGAAGCCACTCTGCGAATTGTGTAATTAGCGCAAAGTGGCTTTGAAGAATACAAATGTAAAAATTCAAAAAATTAGAGGGTGGCGTGTAGGGCATTATAGTCCCACACCTTAGTGCAGTCGTCTTCGCAGGGCTGCCAGTCGTCATCACAAAAGTAGAAAGCGTAGGCGGCTTTGATTATCTCCTCTTCGTTCATGCAAGCGCAGAGGTCAGCGTACATCGAATTGAAGGCGACGTATTTGTCCCATGCGTTGACATTTGAGTGAAACTTCATACCCTTAGTCAGCTCGTCTACCTTGATACGAGTCCAATGTGCACCTCCGCCGGTTGGCGTACCCTCCTCGTCGTACATGCCGCTATAGACAAGAGCATTAACATCGTGGTTGGCCATCTTCTCAGAATAGTGTCGTCCATAGAGAACGGCGTGCTGACGGCGCAATATGTGCCAATAGAGTTTGGGGTCGGTCTGCTCCAGCGCAAGGAGATCGGTAGAGAGAGTTTCTACTGCTGCCCACATCTTCTTCTCGGTAGCCATACCATTGGCACGAGCCTGTTCAATCATCTGTTTGTAATTCATTTTGTTTGAGTCTTTATATGTTTAACATGTAGGGCAGATGCCCCGAAAATGTGGGATAAGTAATGTTTTTTGCGCAGAGATGTGCAACGTTGGAAAGAAAGTTTGCGCTTGGGGCTTGCTTTCTGCCTTTACCTTAGTGGTCGAGGCGGTCGGTGGTGTGTCTTTCTTTTTCATAGAGTTTCGTAAATTTTCGTTGAAGAATAAGCAGCAACAACACAAACCAGTTTGACAGATATGCCACCACAATAGCCGACAGCGCCGATGCGTAGACATCGTGGCCGAGGTAGAGCAACGCCGACATTGTAACCCAAAAGGTGAAACACTGAGGGCATGATGCCACCTTGTCAACAACACGGGCAATGGCTTCGGCCAGTCCGAGGTGTTGGGCAAGCGTGGCAGCTATCATGGTGGCTATAGCTATCAGAACTATCATGGCTTTATGTAGTTGCAAGGGTGAGCGTTACGGGGCAGTCGGACACGAAAGTCTTGGAACAGTTGCAGCAAGATATGCGTGCTATGCCGTTCTGTACGGTACCTACTGTTATTGTTGCCGAGTTGATGGCTGTGGCGCTGAACACAGGTATGGTGAAGTCTTGCGACACCACTTGTGAGCGTGTGCAGCACGAGCCGCAGTTGCATGGGATGTAGCTTATTACACCCTCAACGTGAATGACGATGATATACTGCGATGTGCCTACGTTGGCAATGCTCTTGACGGAGAACTTCGGAGCGAACACGGGTGTCTCATCTACGCAAGCCGGTGTACAAAGCTGCTGTGTGATATTGACATCATAATAGGGTGCAGCGGCGGTTGCACCAGCCGCAAGTGTGGCTATGATGATAGCCGGAATGGTACGTTTGTTCATAATCGTTTATGTTTTATTATAGCGACGATGCTTGCCGCCGCTTGGTTTGTTACTCTGTTTAATGTTTTACCTGATAGCCTTGCGTCTGCCCTACGGGTAGGTTCTTGTCAAGAAGATCGGCAAGCTCGGTGAGGTCTTCGTCTTCAAACGTCACCATACCCTCGAGCACAGACAGCGGTCCGTTACCTCGCATCTTCTCCACTATGTCATGTGCCATCTGCGGTATGCTCTCTTCGGGTATCTGACCGAAATATCGGGCAAGCATAGGTGCGACGAGCGAATTGATGATTGGCTGGATGAGTGGCTCGATGTCCTTCTGTAGGGCATAACTGCCACTGACAATGCCTAACGAACTGATGGTGGCTTGCAGAGACTGAAGCATGGGTAGGCGCATGAGGTTGCCTGCGGCTATCTGCGAAATGGCGGGTCGTGCCCATTCGGACACGACTGCCGCCAAGATTTGTGAGTTTTTGTATTCCATATATATAGCTGGATTACGTTATTCTCTTACTGATTGCATCCGCAACCGCAACCGGTCTGGCATACGTTGGTTGAAGGGATGAACAACTTGGTTACGCTCGACAACGATGCCACCTGCGACTTGAGCACGTCGATGCTGGCGTTAGCTGCCGCATTGTAAGCCATCTGCTGTGCGTTGACGGCTTGCTGCGCATCCTTGTTTGCATCCACTTTGTCTTCTACACGGCGCAACTTCGTATCGAGATACTGTGTCACTTCCACGAGCTTCTTGTCGGTGTAGTTTTCGCTCTTCTGAATGGCGAGTTCGGTTTTCAGAGTGCTGTTCTCTTGGATGAGGTTAGTCTCACTCTTAGTTACGAAACGCGCATCAGGGTCGGTAGGATTGGCTGTCATGCCGTTGTTTCTTCCGATGCCCAGAAGCGAGGCGCTGCCTCCCAATAGGCTCGTTGCCAAGCCTGCGATGCCGAGACCCAAGGCTGTATTGCCAAGTCCCTTGCTGGCAACATCATAGTTGCCGTCATTAGTTTTAATCTGCATAGTGTTTTGTGTTTGGTTGATTTCGTTCATTATTGAACTTGTTGCAAAGGTAGGGGAGAAAGTGGTGTGGGCGAAGTGTTTCTTATTAAGTGTTCTTGCCGTGGAATAACGTATAATTTCGGCTAATACTAAAATAAAAAAGCCTCACGCTGCTAACGTGAGGCTCGGTACAGTATAAGATATTCTAATGACTATCGGGGATGCGGTGTGAACTTCCCTTGCGAATCTTCGGCTACGGAAATGTATGGCACCACTTCGTCGCGGATGATGTCAAGAAATAATTGTGCGGCTCGCTTCTTGGGTACGTCCTGCATCCAGTGGGCGTTGCTCATCAACTGTTGTTCGAGTCCGACAACGGGACGCGCTACAAGGGTAGGGTGGTTGCGCAGGTAGAGCTTAGGCATGAAGGTGACGTACTTGGTTTCTTCCACCGAAGCAAGGGCTTCGTCGGGGTCGCTGATGATACACTTGATGTTGAGTTTGTATAGGTCGCGCTGAATGTTTTTTTGAAAGGTCTCAATCGCACGTTCGCCTACGTCGGGCATAATGATAGGGTGCTTCAGAATGTCTTCATACGACACCTTTGGAAGTGAGGCAAGCGGATGGGTATCGCGCATGATAGCATACACATTAAAGGGTATGCAGGGTGTAGTCTCTATTCCCTCGTGGCTGTAAGCCATATTCATAGTGAAAGCAAGGTCTAACATGTGCGCCCTTAGCGATTGGTTAAGAATATATGCTTTGGTGAACTCGGCATTGATACGCACGTTGGGGTATCTCTCCATAAATATCAATGCTGCCATACGGACATACGGAGCAATAAAAGAACCTACGCCTATGCGCAATTCGCCGGTCATGCAGTTGTTAAGGGCATTGATTTGCTCTTTGCAGTCCTCGGTCTGCTTCAGTATTTCTTTGGCACGAGGCAACAGGGCTTCGCCGCTTTCAGTGAGCATAATGCCGTGCGAAGTGCGGATAAGCAGTTTGCAACCCAACTCGTCCTCCAGGGCGCGAATGTGCTGGCTTACCGCCGACTGGGTGACGCAACAACGTGTGGCAGCCGTACTAAACGACTTTGTTTCGGCGACATAAACAAAGGAGCGTAAATGTCTTAATTCCATAAAACCTATATTTTTAGTTATTCTACGTTTACAACAATGTAATCAAAGAAGCTTTTCTAATTGCAAAATTAAAGACAATTATCTAATTTAGATTATATTTTGTATTAAAAACGCTAATTTTAGTATAAATTTATCAGAATACTAATATATATAATAAAAATCCCTGCATCCATACCTTTTGTAGATAAAGGATAGATGCAGGGATTTGTCGTATGACGAAAAAATCTTTCTCGTATGAGCGATTATTTCTTGCTCTTCTTTGCCGTCGTTCCTTCTTCACTTGTGCTGAAGAAAGAAGAGTCGGCATCGTCGAACACTTCCTTAGCGATATTGCTTTCGCTCTGTGCGTCAATATCGCTTACCCTTTTTTTGACGCGAGAAGCGAGTCCCAACCGCCGGTCTCAGGCTCTGTAATCTCGTAACGTCCGTATGTACAGGGTTGCAGAGAGCCGGACAGTTCCACCTGACGGTCGTCGTCGGCCTTCTTGCCCGTGTCGCCCTTAATGCCACCCGAAGCATACTCAAACTTGTGCTGAGGGTCGTACACGATAATACTCTTCTCGCCATCCTGGATAATATAACCAAGGTCAAGGTTGTTCAGGGCGCGAGCCAATTCTGCAGACTCTGCGTTTACGCTCTCAAGCACGTAATCAAGCTGCTGCTTGAAACCTTTTCTGCGACCAAGGCTCTCGAAAGTGTGTCCCTGACTACTTTCTTTGCATTCAAATTTGTAGAGACCCTTGCCAGTGTTGAACGACTCGGCGGTCAGAGCAGGATAAACGTTCTTTTCTGCTTTCAAAGGAGCCTTGAGGTCGCCTTTGTTGAAAGCATACACATTGATGCCAAGGCCGCCAAAGTTCTCTAAGCATTCATTAGCGGCGAGAATATCCTTAATCTCAGGACATGTTGCTGTTACTGCCATATTCTTATGAGTTTTTGTGTTGTTGAATGTATTGTTTAAAAGAAGGGCGGCGGGTAAGCATGTTCCGTCAGGTCAGCCACGACCGTCGCCCGTGAAAATATAGAGTGAAAGAAACTCCGTTAGGTATTAACCGTTCTTCTTGAAGAAAGCTGTCAAGCCCATGTTCATGCCGGTGGCGGTGAGCTGAATCTTCTTCTCGGTCTTGCCGTTGCTCCAACCTGCAAACTTATAGGTAGTACCATCGACTGCCTCAAGAGAGAGAATCTGATTAGGCGCAGTTTCAAGCGGCTTGGTGTAACCTGTGCCATTTACCTTTACTGTACCGTCTGGTTTCTGACCGTCAGTACCAGCAAGGGTAATCACGAGCATAGTGTTATCGTAGTCGCCGGCAACATACTCAGGAGCAACGAGCGAACCGTCGCTGACGCATAGGGCGCTACGCAAGAAAGATCTCGTACCGCATCCCTGTATGCTCTGAATCTGGAAAGACAGGTCTCTGTGGTCTCGGTCAGAACCGAGGCGAACACTTACGTACTGCTGGTTGCTCAAGGTGTCAACGCCATAAACAAAGTTCTTGTCGATGGTAGCGTACATACGGTCGCCCTCGCCGAAGCCTGAGATAGGACAGATAGTAACCTTTGAGAGTCCAGGCAACTTGAAGTTGTCGCCCTGATTGTAGTCTACCCGGAAGTTGCCATGGAACTTGTTGGCATAACCGGCAGCGATGTTCATAGCTGTGGTCTCGTTCATGTAGACACGTGTAGGAACCTTGCGCAGACGCTCATCCCACTTCATGTGCCAAGCCAAGAAGTTGTCGTAAGGCGCAGAGTCGTCGTTGTTAGCTGGAGCGGAGATAGCCTCACAAGGAACGAGGTTGCCGTTAGCCTCTGAAATAAGGCCATCCTCGATGTCGTGCTTGATGCAGGTGTGGAAACCGTCGTAGAGCGCCATTGCCTGATCATGGGCAGGAACACTATCGTCACCATTGTCGAGCGAAATGTCGCCAAACCACAAGTTAGCTGCGAGGTTGTCGGCATAGTCCTTGAGGATTGCCTCTACAGCCTGTGAAGAGAGAGGGAACTGACCCTGAGCGTCGGTGCCGAATACTGTCTCACAGAAGTCGTCGATGTTGCCAGGAAACTTATCCCAAGAGAGCTTGGCAACAAGGGTGCGCTCTTTCAGGAAACCAGCCTCGCTGTCGATCTCGCGGTGAACGTCCTTACGACGTGTGGTGCCACCCTTACGGATGAACAAATGGAAAGTGCGCTGGAACTTAACACCAGTAACGATTTCGATACCAAGGCGATCCATCTCTTCTGCATCCGAATAGCCCGGACCCATTACAATTTCCTTAGAAACCTCCTCGGCTACGTGCTGAAGCGCGTCAAGGCCGATAAAATCTTTAGGTAAATTTGCCATAATTGTTGTGTTTTTGTGTCTTTGTTAATGTTTTTGTTGTTTGTGTTGGTTGAGAGTTTTTATTTCTCTTCCTCGCCATGCAGGAAGCGCTGGAAAGCAGCCTTTCGCTCAACGTTGGTCTTGTACTTGCTGCCATCAAAGGTACGCAGCTGCGGAGTTTTCACACCCTCGCCATTGTTCTCAGGAGCCTCGCCGCTGTTTAGCTCTTCGCCAGCCTCATTGGTGAGCGCGGCAATCTGAGCCTGCTTGTCGGCAATGGTCTGCTCGGCTGTAGCAAGCGCGTCCTTAGCGGTCTGAAGGTTTGCCTCGGCATCAGTCTTGTCGGCTGTGAGCTGGGCAATCTCTTTGTCCTTTGCCTTGGCGAGAGCTTTCAGCTCGTCGTCCTTTTTGGCAAGAGCATCGGTGTGCTGCGCGTTAAGGTCGCTTAGTTCTGTACTGTGAGCCTCGTTAGCCTGGGCGAGTGCGGTCTCCGCGACTTCCTTTGCTTCGTTGGCTGCGTTTACTTGAGCGGAGATTTCATCAAACTTGCCCTGCAATTCTGCGAGAGCGTTCTCCGCTGTGGTGACTTTCTGCTCTGCGTTAGTCACCTTCTGCTCAGCTTCTTTCATGTGGGCTTCGAGAGAGTCAAGAAGCGAGGCGTTCATATACGCGCCCTCTTCCGTAACGGCAATCTCGCCAGCCTGCAATCCGCAAGCGTTGCAAATAAGAGGATATTTCTCCATATTGATATTAGTATTTGTATTGGTTGCTTCCGGTTCCTCTGACTCCGGCTCAATCTCCGGCTCGTTCTGTGGCTCAACTGCCTGCTCACGGTTGATGAGTTCGGCTCTGCCATCATAAAGTTCAAAGGCGTGTTGCACTACTCCCATAAATGACGACTGACCGTCCATCAAAATGCCCTTCACGTCCTCTGCATTGAACACTTTGCCTTTCAGGTGTTCGTCCTTTGCGTTAGGGCAAGCTTTTTTGACATCGGCGCGAAACTCAACGCCAAGATCGGCAAGTTCTTTGATAAGCTCCTTGTCATCATCCTTATTGGCAATGTCGCGATAAGCCTTGTTCTTGTCAAATGACTCGGGGTCATAAAGCTCATGGTAGGTCTCGTCGGTGTACTCGTCTTTCGCTCCATCGGGCAAAGTGTAGAACGCTGCCATTACGCCGATACAACCGACCTGATCTTTGGGGTTCATGTAATAGCGCTCATCGCAAAGAGAAGCGAGATACATTCCTGCCGAGGCACACAAACCATCAACCAAAGCAATCACCTTCTGGCCTTTTGAGTGAGCATAGTCAATGGCAAGAGCATAGTCGTTTTTTGCCCATGCCGAACCGCCGGGAGTATTGATGACGAAAACGTGACCACGACAAAGAGGATGGTCGGCAGCTCGCATCATCATGTCGCGGTGGTCGATAGAGCCATACGAGCAATAGCCGCCGTTGCGAGTGATAGGACCGTCAACGGAAAGTACCGAAACGAAGGAGAAGTTCTGTGCGTGCTCGTCGTCATCAGGAAGGTCCAAAGTCCAGTTGCCTCTCACCTGCTTGCCATCCTCCGAAATCTGATATTCCTCTGGATAGTAGGTGTTGCCCTCGGCATCCTCTGCGGTGACATATCCACAGCTCTTCTCCGGCTTGCTGAAAGCCGCATGAGTGTTTAGGTTGTGCTCAAGCGACTTGCGAATACCATGCACGAAGTCGGGACTAACCATCCACTTCTTTCCGGTGAGTATTTCAAATAAGCCTTTCATTAGTAAAAATGTGTTTTGTGTTGTTATCCTGAAAAATCAATCTTTTTACCGACTGACCATGTTGCGGAGGAAGGGCTCGAACCTTCGACCTCTTGGGTATGAACCAAGTGAGCTACCAACTGCTACCACTCCGCTGTGTTATCCGTATGCAAAATTAAAGGCTGCTTCGGTAATATTTAGGACAAAAAAACGCCGCTATCCTCGCGGACAACGACGTAATATATAATCTAAGGCATTGAAAAATGGTCTAAAATACTATGCGTCTCGAAGTGTGATAGGTATCGGCTCCGACAGGGCTTGTGTGGTGGCAGTGACGGTTCGCGCCAACTCAGTCTGACTATGGTCTGTGGTGCTACCTATGTCGAATGTATGGGGCAAGGTGTAGCACAACTGCAACGAACCGTCCATCTTGCGCAATACCACGTAATACTCCTTATCACGCATATTTCGGTACGCTTCAGCCACATTTTCGCCTCCATTTGCCACATTTGCACTAATATTATATGTATATATAGTGCCATTGCCCTGTTTGGCGGACGTCATCTTCACTTTAAGATTCTCTACAATAACGTAGTTTTCGCCACTCGTAGCCAAGCGTAAAGTTGGCTCGGCAGGGAAACTACAATTATTAATATATAACACTTGTGCCATACTGAAGGGTATCGGTATAACACACTCTTCCCTTGGGTAAAACATTACATCGGTAATGCCATCAAGGAACAATTCTTTGCATTTATTTGACAATTCCATTTACTTTTTAAAAAGGGTCGTTTTTTAACTTAATTTATAAAATCATTTAACAGTTGTTTACATAGAAACGTTATTCCCATTCTATTCTCTCGAACGAGACTGTGCGCTCACTCTCGTCTATGAACTGCATATCAGCACAAGAATAAGCCTTGAAATTCTTGTGCTCCGTAGCAAACCAACGATCAATGACGCGCCTCATATTGTTTTTCTCTTGCTCGGTAGGGTCAATACCGTAACGCATTAGGAAGCGTTCAAGCATAGCTACGTGCTTACGACAGATAATACGATTGTTGGAGATGCAATAGTCAAAAGTAGACATGGCCCACTCTATAAGGCTGCGCTTAAATTCATTGTTAAGCGCAGCTTTGAGTTGCCACACACCTTCCTTAGTGAGATTCCACGTCGATGTAACTTGCTTTACGACATCAACAACCTCTACTTCGTAGGGCAAACGAATACAGATATAGTCCATATCTTCACTTTTATTGTAATCACGATAGCCAAAAATACGTTGCACTTCGTCAAAAGAAAGATAGTTTTGATTATCACGAAGCAATATTGAAGTTCCACCATTGGGATGCCGCCCCGCCATCATGTTACGCCATTGCTGGTGCGAAAAACATTGAGGATCAAGCGAACGAGATTGTTCCGTTGTGTTCGTAATATAATGACGGAGGATAAAATGCTCATGCGTATAGACACTAAACACCAACGGCTCATCCTTGGCAAGCACATGCTTGGGGTCGCGATTACGGAAGAACTGGCAACGACTGGTAGGTAGGCGAAGGTAAATGTTAGACATAACGGTTATTATTTTAGTTTTGGCCGTTTATATTGGCTCATAATTAAATCAGTGGTATTGAAGCTGTAGCGCAATGCAACATCGGTCATGTTGTTAGACTGCATCTTGCCGGTCACTTTTTCTATCTTCTCAATGTCGTTACGACTAAGACGGAGGCAGAGCTGTGCAAAGTCAATATAGCAGCCTCCAGACTCGGTATGAGCGATAACGCTCATGTCGAACTTGTCGTTACGACCAAAGAACTGGTTAAGACCTTCTACAAGGTCGGCTTCAGTGTAAACTTGCGCAACCGGATGCAGTTTGCGATACTTGTCGGTATAGGTCTTCAGCCGCTTCTCAAGATAATCATTGATAGAGTCAGAGTAGTCGAAGTAGAGCTGCGCTTCGGGCGAATCGGCATCACCACGTCGGGCAGACTTAAAGAATCCGCGTAGTTGAGTAAGCACCTTCAGTACAGCATCAAACTGATTGAACTCTATACCATCGTTGAATATTTCGCGCATATCGGCTTTAACATCGGTAACAACACTCTCAAGCATATCGGCGAGGAACGTTACCTTATCAAGATTGGCTGCCATGCGGTCAACACGCTCACGCATACCGTCCTTGTTGTAGTCAACATAATACTTCAGCAAAGTACCGAACGAAAGAAAATCATAGCTAACCTCTGAATGTAGGTTTGTCTGCACGATGGAAGCATACATGATGTCTGCCAATTTGCGATCATGCTGCTGAATGGTGCGCACAAGGGTCACCATTTCGCTCGAACCTGGACGCAAACGTTCAGCCGACTTTACGAGTCGGTTGCGCTTCTCTACAGCGTCATTATAGTCGGGATTGTGAAAGAGCACATCGAGGGTCTCGGCATACTTGCTTGTGGGCACATCCTTGAAATGGAAAGAGTAAATAGTGGGCTGGTTGCTAACAAGTTCTTCTCTCGCTTTGATAGGATTTGATTTAGCCATAATTTATGCTATTTATCATAAGGTCGATTATCAAACAAAAACTAACGCATATCTCCTTCGCCGGAAATTACATTTCGCTGCTTGCGAGAGGCAAGTTTTGCGAGATTTTCTTCTGCCACTTCTTCGAGCGTAACGCCCATCACTTTTGCCAGTCCTGCTGTCTGCCAGAGAATGGCACCGATTTCAGAAAGCATAAGACGACGTTCCTCGTCAGATACGTTCCACACCTGCGTATGCAGGATTTTGCCTTCTTCATCACGTTGTGTTGTGGTTATATGCAGCTTGCCCTTACGCATGTGCTTGCCGGCTTTGCTCGCAAACTCGCCAACCTCACCTACGAGATTGGCAAGCATATAGAAGAGATTGTCGCTCTCAGGCATACAAGTACTCATTGCCTTGTCCTGATATTCGTTTAAAGTTAAATTTGCCATGATATATATGTTTATATTGATGATTAAATGTCAAACTTCTCACAATACTGGCGCATACGCACAATGATGATGTAGCGTATTTTCTCGCCAAGAATTTTTGCATTAGGATGCGGTGTGCCGGTCTTGCCATGATAACGAAGGTCAAGAATATGCTTCCAGTCGGCAATCGTGTATGTATATGCCACAACAGTATAGGTATCAAGAGGCAGAACACCTCGTGCATCCTCCGGCTTCAATCCAGACTTCAGAAGTCGGTTGTAGCCCCACTCGCATACTCGGCATACACAACGATACACCATACGCTGCCAACGAGTGCCATAAAAATACCAATGCGGACGTGCTATCTGTACGCCACCATTCTTCTCCAGATTGCAATAGCGTGTGCTCTGCTCGGCTATGCTGTTGGGCGATGTGCGGTTGAGCTCGCGCGATGTGCTTATCTGTGTAGTCACTACCAGCGTCATGCGGATAATGGAGAATGCTTCCTCACACTCGTACTTCTGAGCCTTCTCAATAAACTTTTCTTCGCTAATACCATACGGACTAAGCGCGTCCATCAGGTTTTTGTTCTCAAGCATGAACTGCATATTAGTGCTGATCCATACCTTATGGTTCTTTGTGGCATAGTCGATGTAGGGAGAAGCGTTCAGATACGCCCAAATGTAGTTAGGAAGACCCTTTTCGTTGGGCATGAAAAAGTATATTGTGCCGTGGCGATACATCGAGCGGTGTCCGCTTTCCCAGAACCCCTTGCAGCGTTCTTCGTCACGCTTCTGAATGAACGCTTCCACTTTCTCTTCGGTTATTCCTTCTTCGGGCTGCTTGCCCTTAGCCTTGTAGCATATTCTGCCCACTCTTGCTATATGTCGTGGAAGAGATGTCTGGCACCACCATTCCACTTGTGGTTCGGTGAATTTCATTACTTATAAATTTTAGTTTATTATTTTTGAAGCTTACACAATACTCGTAGCTGCACCTTGTCGAACAGACTTTGGAGAGAGCCGTTGTTGAAGATTACTGCATCGTAGAATGGCAAGGGCAGAAGATTACGCTGTCTGTCGCGATCCATACGTTCCTGCGACACCCCTCTGCGCAGTCGGGTTGCTTCCCATGCCGACACGCAAACCTTGAACAGCTCGATGCTGGGGAATTTCTCACACAAGGCTCTCAGACCGTCCTCGTCAATAACGTAAACAGCCTTGTCTGTCACCTGGTCGATGGTGGTCCAATACTCATAGCCACCATACTGGGTGTATGCTAACATCTTGTCGTGCTGCACGTCGCATTTTTCCACAAAATGATGTTCCACACCATCAATCTCGCCTTCACGCTTCGGACGTGTGGTATAAGAACACAACACTTTATATCCACCCAAGTCGGACAGCATCCGAGCAACGGTGTCTTTTCCTGCACCACTCGAACCAGTAATTGTTATTAGTTTCATATATTGTTTTTTTGTTTGAATTTTAACATTTGAGCAATCAATATAGAATCATAAGACCACCGTAAAACACACGTAAGCCTCATTTTTTGCGAAAACGTGGGCGTTTTTGCCGTTTTTGAGTATTCGGTTTAACACTTGTAAAGTGTTTAAGGCGTTTCCCTTTATTTTTACTCCTTCAGCTCACTCCAAACTCGCCTACAAATCTGACGATATGTTTCCTCTCCCAATGCCACCTTACAAGCATGAATGAGATAGTTGTACGTCACGGTCTGACTGCTTCCCAACTGCTGCCATTTCAGGTTTGTCTGCGCTTCATTATATTTGGAGCAGCATCTTGATAGTTGGTGGAATAGGTCAAAACCATACGGATGTGATCGCAATGCCCATCCCGCTTTCACCCAGTCGTCATAACTCTCGGTAATATTCCGATGGTTGCTCACAAGTTCCTGCACAATAACCTCGACCAATCTGTCTTGCACACGCTGCTGTTCCCAGAAGTTAGAGTTGCCTTCGGCTTTATACTCTACATTCGCATTGTGCGAGCGATACGCTTGGCGTGAAGCCAAAGAGACAAGCTGAGCTTGCTCACCTTCCAGTCCCTTATACGGCACAACATTTTTATTTATATATATGTGCTCAGAATCATCCCATGAAGCGAAACGCACACGTCCGATATTGCTGCAAGCCTTGTCAAGCGTAATGCCGATAGCTGCATAATCTTTTAGTAGAGCTTTGAACTGGTCTTTGTGCCGTTCAGGATAAGCCAGTTTTACTAAACCGAAATATCCACTGCCGGAGCACGACCGCATCAGCAAGGCTATTTCAGGACGATAACCGCAAGCGAAGCGCACATTCTCAAAGTTGCTCAGATGGGCGTTGTCCGCAAGGTCTATGTCGATGGCGAGCCAACCAGTGTGTTGCTTCAGATGAGTTTCTCGACGCGAGACTGGAGCTATAAACTTCGACCCATCCTTACGTATGCACTCATCGTCGTAGATGCTGAACAGCCCGCTAAGTGTAGCTCCAGGCAACTGCTTCTTTGTGTCGATGTACTCCTGCATCTTCTTCGCCTTACTGCCATACTCTTTGCGCATAGCGCGAAGGTGCTGCACATAGGGTTTCCAACGATCCGTAAGGCAGAACTCGCGGATGGTCATTTGCTGAATGCACTCACCAGTTTCACGGTCTACATACCGACCTACATTGTCGAGCGCATCAGAATATATAGAGCATATCTCGTCAAACATATTTTATAAGTAGAAATAACTGGGTTATTATGTCGGTTGCAAATTTAATAATTAAAATTGATATAAACAATATTTTAGTTATGTTTTTCATACGTTAGTTCTGTTTGGACTTTAATTCTTCAAAAGTCCAGTTTTTTGTTTTCGAGTCCATTTTTTTCAAAAAATGTCAAAAAACGAAAAGTTCGTAATTTTGAGAAACGCTTCTGCTGTCCACCCAAAATCCACTTCGTGACCGCCCAATGATTTTTTCAAAAAGTGATTTAACTTTCTGATTTTCCACTACTTATCAATTAAAAGTTTAAAAATGGGGTAATTTTTTATATATCTATACGAGCGCAAAGAACAAAAAAAATATAAAGAATAGTAGAAATAAGGCATTTTATAGCGTTTTTTCGGCATTGCTTTGCCTTTCCCTATATTCTACAACTTATTAAATGTCAATTATTTACGCCATAGGCGTTAATGCTACTAACTATATTGTTAAGGTTGGGGAGTTTTGAAAATGGGAAAGAAAGAAAATTGGCGAAATTTATATATAGTAGTAGTGTTTTTTTAGTAGATTTGTGGACTTTTGATGATTAGATTATATGTAATATCCATGATTATTAAGGAATTACAAGAGTTTGGGGACTTTGACTCTTGGGGCGGAAGTTTATTCTTGAATAAGTGAGAAAAACGGAATAAATGCGAGTGAAACGCAAAAGAAAAAGGTCGCCTCGCCTAACGGCGTGACGACCTAATAAATGCTTTGTTGATTGCGAAAAATAGCGCAAGAGAAATGCTTTACTACTTGCGGATTACTGCAAAGGCAGCTTATGGAAGGCTATTTGTTCTTCATAAACTGATTAGCCTTTGTCATGCTGTCATAGAGTTTGCCACGACCGTACATATCAATCTTTGCCTCAATAGGTTGCTCCAGGCGTTGCAGGAGCGTGTTTACGGCTTGTAGAAGGGCGACGTTGGTGTTTGCTTGGTAAGACTCCATTTCATCAGTTACGGAAGTTCCTGCGGCGGTTGTGGGGCTTGTCTCGGCTATATTGCCAGTGTCGTAGGCGCGGCGACCGGAATAGTTGCGGTCGTAATTGACGAGAGCCTTCAGCAGTTGCGGATTATTCATCATCATTGCTTGCGTAGTCTCACGTCCGATTACCAACTCAGGACCGTTCTCGGCTACCAGCGACGGACGGCCGTTAATGGTGGTAGCGGTAGGCTGAGTGAGGAGCGACACACCGTTGTGTGGTTTGTCGTCCTCGGTTGCCCAATAGAGACTACCATCGTTGCCGACGAACGGACGAAGGTCTTGCACGTTGCCGGAGTCGTAGGTAAGCATACCAGATACAACCTTAGTATTAGGACCCTTGGTTGAGTTTTTCTTCTTTCCTCCACCAAGAGCTGAACTTAAAGCCCACTGAAGAAGTCCCATAAGAGTCGACATGACTACGGCAGCGGCAATAGGACCAGCGATCGGACCTAAGAACTCAAAGCACTTTGCCATTGCTCCAGCGATAGAGAATGTCACCTCGCCCTGAGTGCGCACTGCATCCGACTGCAAAGTTGCATCATTGTTTTTCTGTTTTGCGACGAGAGTAGCGTTAAGAGCAGCATCTGTTGCGCCAAGCATAGTCTGCTGTGCAACCTCTGTGCCTTTACTCTGCTCTTTATTTCCTTGCTCCGTTGTGACGGTCATATTCTTCACGCCCTTGTCGGTAGTCTTCTCGCGCTCCTTTGTGCCCTGCTTGACCTCTTTGGAAAGAGCTTTTTGGTGCTTTCTCTCTTCTCGGAGCTGTTTTTTGCGCTGCTTTTCCTCTTTCTTTTTCTTCTTACTGTCACTGAGATCTGCATTAAGCGCAGCATTTACTCCGCCCATTACAATTCCTGCACCTGCTTCAGCAAAGGAAGATTGTCCCGTAATAGCATCAGCAAAAGAACCTCCTGCCTGTTCTGCTACGCCCTTTAACGCTGGAGAACCTTGTTTTTGATTTGAAGGCGATTTGCGAACTTTGCCTTGAGATTCCTGAGCATCTGCGGGCAATGCTTTTTGTGTACGATGAGCAGGGTCGAAATACGACGTAGAATTTGCAGAAGAACCCGATTCCTCTGTTTGTTCCGCCGGACTACCAACATTGCTATCTGTTCTATCCGAGACCTTGCTTTGTAAATCCTTAGCAACCTCTAAAAGACCTCGAACATTTTCTTGTATATCGCCTAAACCAACAACGCCCTCCCGATGTTCTTCATTTTGAAGGTTATTGTTATTATGCGCACGCTTTAGTGCCGCGTTTGCCTGCGATTCGTATTTTTTTGTATCAACCGTAGGTACAGGACTTTCTTTCTTTGAATTGCCTGTAATCTCAGGGTATAGATCGGGATGGAAATCAGATGGAAAATTACCCCTTCTCTTCTCTTCTACGCGCGAAAGAGATTCGTGCTGCAAATCCGACTTTTCCTGAGAATTAGAACGAGAGTCAACAACATTATCATCTTTTATTTTTACCGGAAGTTCTGGGCTAACCTTATCTTTCGACGGATAAGAAGGCAGAGTGTCGGGGGCGACACTCTTAAAAAGCCCTCCAGCCCCATGCCTTTCGGTATTGTTCGGTACCAAAATAGGAGAAGCCGGTGCAGGCAAATCCTTGTGAGCAACCGTGGGGAGCGCATCAGGTCCACCTGGTTCCGAGTGTACAACGACATCTGTCTTTTTGTCTGCAATAGAATCCGATGGCTTTGTTTCATTGTCCACTATTACATGAGCAGGATTGCCCGCTGTGCCAATATCCGACGTATTCATCGTTACCGCATTAGCTTTGGCATTAGCACGCGCCGCATCAATATCGGGCTGTGCGTTCTTTCTGCCTCGTTTCGCGCCGGCATCGTTGATGGCTTTCCACATTTGTGTGTTTACGTCGTTGAGTGCCATCTTCGCCCAGGATTCAAGCATGGATTTGAGGGCAGACCTGATAGCGTCGTTTGCACTCTCTGCATCATAGCGCATTTCGGCAAGAGCCTGTCCCACGGCTGCGCCGAAGTCCTCGATAGGCTGCACAAGTTCCTTCATCTGCGAGAGACGCGACTTCATGGCTGTTGCCATCTGATTGGCATAAGCAAGTTCGGCCTCCTGGCGAGCACGTTCGGCTTCGTCGACAAGCTGCTTGTTCTTCGTGTTACGTTCCACAAAGGCGTAATAATCTTCAGCAGCTTGCATACGCGCCTTCATCAGCTCTATTTCAGGGTCGGCTGTAAGATTGGCGAGACCGAGATTAGAAAGGAGGTTTGTGCGCTTGCCGAAAAGGTTGCTCTCATTCTGTATCTTGCGCAATTTGTCCTGCTGGGCAAGATTGCGCTTATTGGAAGACCACCAGAAGTCTAAGATTTTCTTTGTCGAGTCGTATTTTTTCTTTTCGGCTTCCGCGTAATTATCCGAATACTGGATAAGATTCAAGTAAAAAGCCTTCCAGCTTTCCTCGCTTTCGCCCAATGACGCTTTTATTCGAGCAGCCATACCGTCAGGATCATCGCCAAAGAGCATCTTCATCAGCATTCCCTTACCATCCGTTGTTGATACATCAATGGTATATAGCTGGGCGAGTTCCTTGCGAGCTGTCTCGTACATATCCTTGATAGCTTTTCTGCGCTTATCAAAAGCAGACGTATCAAGAATCTCCTTTCCGTCAACCATTTTTTTTGTGACAGTAGTCTCTTCCTTCGTAGGGGCTGCAAAACCCATTTCGTTAAAGCTGTCATACGATTTCTGCTGAACAATGCCCGTATAGTCATGCTCCATAGCAATCTTACGGCGAGCCTCCATCTGCTTGAACTTCATCTTCAGAATTTCCTGCTCGCTACGAGTGGCTTTTGCAAAAATCTCTGCCGTGATGGAGTTCATAGACAAACCGAGATTTTTACCAAACTGCTCCATGAGTTTGCGTAGATTGCCGATATTGTTTTTCAATATACCGTCAAGCAAATTTTCCGAAAGATTTACACCCGTCTCATCTGCTTGCTCCACCATATCAGCAGTCATCATCTTCTTCGCATCCTCCCACTTATTCGGTTTACCTGCAACAGCAAGACGCACCTGCGAACGAGCTATTTCTTTGTTTTGCCTCAAAGGAAAAACGAACTGCTCCTGCTCGGTCTTGTCCATATTAAGAGATATGGCTTGAGCCAACTTAGCGTTAATCTGACGGTCGTAGTAGTTGTCCACGTCATCCATGATAGCCTTCGCCTGATCCTGCTTCTGCTTCAACTTCTCACGCCAAGCACGCTCACGGTCGCGCTTGTCTCGTTTTTCCTGGGCAATAGCGTCCTTATCGGGAGCGTTGTTTTCGAGAGTACCGGGATCCTCCTCGGGATAAGGAGTATAGCCTTCAGGAAACCACTTATGGTAATTGTCTTCAATATCCTTTTCTTTCTTCCTTCTTCTACCCGTAGCATTAGCGTACCAACGAGAAGCAGACAACAAATCTCGGAGTTTATACTGCATCTGACTATCATCAGAATTAATACCCGCCTTACCTCCGTCATAGGTATCTCGATAAATAAAACCGTCCTTACCAAGTTTCCAATTAGAACCGCCTTGCAAGCCCGACTTGTTCTTCGGCATCTTCTTAACCAAGTTCCAAAAGAGAGCGTTACCGTTCGCACCCTTGCCAACCCATCGGTCTATATCAGCGAAAGAAACCCCAAGTTTATCAATGCCCAATTTTTGAACCTGAGCCAGCAAAGCGTTGGCGGCCGAATCTCTATCCGCATCGAGTTTTGGCAGAGCTTGTTGCTTCGCTTTCTCCATCATACGATAATAAGTAGCCCTCTGAGCCTCTTGCGCTAACTCTGAATAATGGTCACGCAAATCCTTTACGTTTTTAATCTCAATGCCGAGATTAGAGATATACGAACGGAAATCCTTGTTGAATCGAGATATGAGGCCTTGACGTTCCTTTTGTGAAAGGTTCGACTCGCTCATCATTCGCTTATAGTTTTCGAGTTTCTTGTTAAGATTTGCTGTTTCCACAGCAGCCTGACCGAGGGTGGATTTCCATGCGTTTGCCTGTCTTTCAGCTTCCTTCGCTGCTTCAGCCGCCTCCTTTGCACGTTGTGTATATCCATATATAGCTCCTGCCACGCCGACAACAACACTCGCGAGAGCTATCCAAGGGTTTAGCTTCATTGTCTTGTTTAACGTGCTTTGCGCTGCATTAGCCGTGAAGAGAGCTCTTGTGTATTGAAACATACTCTTTACCGCTACACCCAGTGCTGTCAAGTATTGCCACAGAAGGGTCAAACCAGAATAAAGACCCTGTGAAGCTATATAGCCAATGATTACCGGCAGAAGGGTCGCTACGGCTTTCAATGTTATAAGTACCATCTGTAAAGCAACCTGCAACGTACCTTTTAACAACGGACTGCTTGTCATCGTTGCCGACATCTCATACCACCATTCCGCCATGCCCTTTACAGCGTCCACACCGTCAGGATTGACAAACGCCTTTTCCCAAAGGTTGTTAGCTCTTTCGAGAATACCGATGGCACTCTGCTGCTGCATCGAGTATTCTTTACCTACGGCTGTGGCTTCACGGAATGCCTCTTCCGACTCGTAGAGATGATCCTTGAGCATATCCACGTTCTTCGACATCGTAACCATAGCGGTAACGAGTCGCTGACCGTCGGAGCCGAGGTCTTTGAAGATTCCACCCAAGGCATTCATATTACCCTCGTCGCGCATCTTCTCAAGTACAAGCACGATAGCATCCATAGCGTGACCCGACGCATAGAGGTTCTTAATGGTCTCGTCGGGTATGCCGAGTTCCTTTGCAATAAGGTTGTGGTTTTTCTGCAAAGCTACGATAAACTTACCCATAGCCGTAGAAGCCACCTCCGGCATAAGCATCATCGAAGAACTTGCCGAACCGAGGGCGAGCAACTGGTCGGTTGTGATACCCGCGGTGCGAGCAACACCCGTCAGTCGCTTTGAAAATTCCACGATGTCGTTGGAAGTAGATGTGCTCGTAGAAGACAACTTAAACATGGCAGAGCCTGTAGCCTCCATAGCCTTCTCGATACCCATTTTCGGAATAAGTCCCATAACTTCCACCATCTTAGAGAGTGCTGGAAGAGCTTCCTCGCCCATCTCCTCACCAATGGCTACATTGATTTGATCCGCGGCTCTTACGAACTGGGCCATACCTTCAACACCATACTTGCCCATACCGAGCTTCGCACCCTGGTACGCGAGCTGTGCCAGTCCATCAACGGATGTTCTGGTGTCTATTTTGGCCAACTCAGTAGAGAGCTTTTTTACTTCCTCCATCGTTAGACCGCTGACCTTACGAATGTCGGTCAACGAACCTGAATACTCCAAGTTCTTCTTAATGGCACCCGTCACAAGTTCTTTCGCCTTGTTGAACGCTGCAAACAATCCAACGTATGCCGTGAGGTTCTTCATCGCTGTATGCCATGCCCCACCCTGCTTGTTGGCTGCGCCCGTCACCTCGTCGATGTTCTTCTTCAGCTCCTCCATCGACTTCTGCTTGTCGGCAAACTCCTTGCTCTTGGTGTTGATTTGGTTTAGTTCCTCTTCGAGTTGCTTGTAAGCACGGCGCAGTTCGTCGAGGGAAGCCTTACCCTGCTTGCTACGAGCGAGAATGTCGTTGAGGGCACTCTGCGACATACGGGTACCCTTGAGAGTCTGTTCGAGCATGGAGTATTGGCGACGGAGGTCGGCCACATACTTGCTGCCAGCAGGAAGTTGCTGTATCTTCTGCTGTATCACTTCCATTGTACGCTTTATATCTTCGCCCGAAGCCTTGTTTGGTTCTGCCAACACCTGTTTCATCTGCTTCCAACTCATAGAAGCCCTCTGCGCCTTACCCGACACAGCCTCCAGTCGCTTCTCTATCTCCTGAAGTTCGTTGTTATACTTGTCTATTTCGCCAGTATTGCTAAGGGAAGTCTTATCGCGAGCCTCAGTAAGAGTAGTCTTAGCCCGACGCAAATCAGATGCCGAAGCATTACTGTCGTTTACAGTCTGTCGTGCCTCCAAAACGCTCATCTTGCCTTTACGTCTATCTTCCTCGGCTTCCAACTGCTTCAATGTGGAGAGATTCTGCTGATACGACGCATCCGATTTTTCCAATGAGCCTACGAGGTCGCGTTGTTGCTTGAAGGCCTTGTCGAGCCATTGGTCTGACTGGTTCTTTATATTCTTTAATCCATCGGGGATCTTGACATACTGACCTTCTATAAGGCGTATCTCATCGCCCACCTGCTTCATCTCGCTTCGTATCTGTTCTGCTCTCTTCAAGTCTGCATCCGAGCCTGTAAGTTTAGCGAGAGCCGCCTTACCCGAACCAAGCGCACGGCGAAGGTCGCGGAGCTTAGTATTGGTGAGGTCTTGCACCACCTCACCCAATCGTTTCGTGTCCTCGATATTGTCGCGCTGCACTTGCGAGAGAGCCTTTAGCGTGCGTTCTGCTTGCTTACACTCAGCCGTATTAGCCTGACCTGCGGCAGTCATCTTCTGAATGTCGGCAGTATATTTCTGCACAAGAGCGTCAATCTCTTCCAATACCTTCTTGGCTGTAGAGGCATTAGCTGTGATTACTACTTTTGCTAATCTTTGTGTTGCCATTGTTATTGTCGTTTTGTGTTATTAGAGTGTGATATGAATATCCGAATCCTCAAAAGCCTTAATCATCTGCGCTTCACCTTGGAATCCGTAGAAGTCAACAAGATAGTTTTGCATACGCGATTGCAGGTGTCGAAGCTCCATCATAATGGCAGGACGCTGTGACCGACCTGCACCATAGCGTTTCCAGGAACGGACATAGCGGCGAGAGTAGTTGGCCTTTCGTGCGCTATCCACATCATTATACTTGGTGCCAAGACCTACACCCATATCAACGAAGCGCATATAGTCGTTGTAGGTAAACTCGTAAGTCCAGCCTTCGGGAGTGTCGTTTACAATCCTGCCTTGGAAAGAGTTTACGCCCACTCCTTCGGCGTGCCATTGTCCGCGTGCTCCGCGTGCATCGTTTATTGCCCGAAAGCCGCTATAAATCTCCTTCGGGAAAATGCACTGCGTCTCGGTGTTTATCTTGAGCTGACGCAATACGTCGCCAAGATACCATCGTGCGGTGTCCTTGAAATCAAAGGCTGGGGTTTGTATGGGTTTTGGCATGATGTTTTACTTTTTATTATCATCCGAGTTTTCATCTTTCGGCACGATATACTTGCCATTGCTGCCACACGCGAAATTGTATAGCGGTTGCAGACTCTTCCAGTCCATACCCACAACGAGCCATTGTCCGGCATAGATGTCGCCCACCAAACCGAAGGATATGGAGCTGGTGTCTATGCTTTGCAACTCTGCCATCACCACGGCATCATCGGCAAAACTGCGCTTTGTGACGGGACAGCGGCCTGTGCGCTTCACCTCGATAAGCCATGCTATGAGATCCTTGCAGTAGTCGGCGAGGTCGTTGGCCGTGCGCTCTATCTTGTTGCCGTCGTAACGGCCAAGGGTCTGCGGCGTGTCCTTTACCTTGGCGAGAAACCACACCTGGTGAGAGACAGAGGCCTTCTTTGCATCAACGAGTTCGCCGGTGATCAGTACGCTGTATAGCATACACGGTGAATGAACAATGTTGGCGTTCCGGGAGAAAATGTTCTCAAGGTCGATGTAGCGGATGCGGAAGAAACTCTGGTCTTCGAGGCGTTCGCTTTCGGGTTTGTGAGATAGGGGCTTGTAGATGGAAGCCCAATGCTCAAGGATATTGCTTATTGTCATAATGCTGCTTAGTTTTGTTTGTTATTCTTTCGCTGCTTCCTCCGCTTCCTTGTCCTTCATCAGTTCTTTCAGTTTCACGTTGAAGTGTCGCTCGGTCTTGTCTGCCACAATCTTTTGCAGCACTCTTGCCCAAGCTGCTCCGTTGCAGGTGCTCTCGTTTTCAAGTATGCTGACGAACTGAACGAGGCAGTACATGGCGGTGAGCTGGTTGGCGAGGTGGGTGTTCATATAGCCAAGAATGTTACGGTCGAGATATGAGGCGAGGCAGATGCACATGATGAGCACGGAGAAGGTCCATACCATCTTAGCCATCTTCTTGGAGCGCAACTTGCCGTCCATCTTGCACTTCGGGTTGCGCTTTATCTCTTCGCGGTATCTTTGGTAGATGCGACGGTTGCACCGCCATGCCGTATAGCAGTCGATGATGAGGGCGAAGAAGCACACGGTGATAAAATTGATCGAGGGTTCGATGTGAACCCACAGCAAGCCGAGCACTGCGGCAATGACTCGCGAAACGTAGAATGGATTGTTCATGTTTTGTGTTGTGTTTTTGTGTTGTTGTCCTGAATTTTATACAACAAATTTACTGATTAGTTACTACACATAACGGACATTGTGGGGTGCGGGGAGATTAAGTATGTCCGTATGGGGGACGGGCAATATTGTAACTTTAAGGCAAGAAACAAAAAAACTAATGATGATATGTCAGGACTTACACAAAACACGCTCGCCCGCATTGACAAATGGTTGAGTTACGGCACAAGTATAGAAACGGCGTTCCCGAAGCTGGAGCAACGCTACCGTATGCAGATATGCTCGGAGTTTTACAAGCGATGGGTGCAAAACAAGGACATCGACCCTCGGACGGTGTGCCGCAATATCGCCCGACGTGACTATGAGATGTTCTTCAACCAGGCAGCGCAGAGCAATAAGGAGGCGCAGGAGTATGTGCTTGCGCTGAAGATTACTCTCGACGACGAGGGCAATATCTGCCCGCGTACCGTCACGGAGCTCAACAACGACGTGCTGGTATGCAACCACCTGATACGTTTCTTCCAGACCGACGAGAGTCCACGACACAAGGCTATGTATCTGAGCAGTGCCGAATGGCTGATACGCACGGGTAAGCAGCAGAATAACGATCGTGCAGTAGATAAAGGTATGCAAGCCTTGGCTAATGTGTATGGCAACTTTCAGGAGGAGAAGGACGCTACGGACGAGATGCCGGACATGAGTCGTATTGCCATCACGCAGGACGTGAGCATCGTAAAACGCGACCGCGTGAACTACACCGAGGAAGAGAAGCTGCGCATGGCTCGCAAGTATGGTCTTACCACCAAGGACCTACAGGAAATCGAGGATGAAGAACTGCTCAGTAGCGGAAAGCCGGAGGAGCCGGATTACTTTGAATATATGGAGACAGAAAGTGAAGAGGGAAGAACGAAGAGTGAAGTATCCCATGGTTATAAAAAAAGCGCAGAATAAGGAAAAGATGCAAAAGTTCAACAAGATAAAACGCCTGATCGACAAAGCCGTTAAGGGGGAAATTTTCATGTTTCAGGAAGAAGTGGAATATCAGGGAAGAAAAACCTATTTGCACCGCCTGAATGAAAAAATACAATGGTATGCACGCTACAAAGACCCTACACCTTTCATCGCTGAAATAAGAAACGAGGAAAAAGTCATATTAACTCCACTGTTCGATGCGTATGGCAGATACGATATATTCGGAACTAATGGAGAAAAAGAAGGAGAGGTATGTATTCCATTAGACGACTTTCTCTTGATGGATGATTTGTTTTAGTAGCCATTCGGATATATAAAGGAGAATAAATAATGAGAATAGGACTTATAGACGTGGACGGACGACACGGCAAAAAGAAATGGGGTGCTACGATATACCCTAACGTGGCTCTCGGCAAGATTGCCCGTTGGCACACTATGCAGGGCGATGATGTTGAATGGGCGCAACCTATTGACCTGTTCAACAGACATCATTACGACATATTGTATGCCAGCAAAGTCTTCAATTTCTCGCCCGATATAGACTTCAACCAGTTTTCTTACGACCGACTGGAGAAGGGTGGCACGGGCTACGACATCTATAAGCGTCTGCCCGACGAGATAGACAAGCTCCAACCTCTCTACGCGATGTACCCTTGGCTACCGAAAAATCAAGCCGTAGGCAAACTTACCGAGGGGTGCCCTAACAAATGCTTCTGGTGTGTTGTTCCGAAAAAGGAGGGGCGCATACGTCCTTACATGGATATAGAAGAAATTGCCATAGAGGGGCGCACGCATGTTGTGCTGATGGACAACAACATTCTTGCGGCGGGCGACTATGCAAAGGAGCAGCTCAAGAAGATAATCGACCTCGGTCTGCATATCGACTTCAATCAGGCGATGGATGCACGGCTTGTCACTCCGGAATATGCCAATCTGTTAGGCAAGGTGAAATGGATAGACTCTCGCATCCGCTTTGGTTGCGACACCACGGCACAGATAGCAGAGTGTGAACGAGCCATGCAGCTCATCAACGCTGCCGGATTTCGTGGTGAGTATTTCCTTTATACAATGATTGGTGGCAAGAACGATTTTCAGGAGTGCTACCACCGACTGCACTATTGGTGGAAACGTCTACAAGGCTTTCGCAAAAGACATGAGGGTAGAGCCATATACGCTTACGCTCAACCTTATCGCGACCCGACTAAAACAAAACACACAATCCCCGAATGGCAGAAAGATATGGCTCGATGGTGCAACAAACGAATGATTTTCTGCACTACCGACTTTAAGGATTTCTCGCCAAGAAAGGGTTTCAAGTGTGAGGGGTATTTGAAGGAGTACGGAATATAAGGTGATAGGTAAAACCTTAGCGAAGTAATAGGCATAACATAAACTTCATAAACAAAAACAATATACAAACGATATGATAACAGAGAATTTACAGAGAAAGATTGACCGCGCCATTCGTTTGCTGCAGAGTGTACAGAAACGATACGATGGCGAGATAGAGATAGCCTATTCGGGCGGTAAGGACTCTGACGTGATCCTTCAACTGGCGAAAGAAGCGGGCATCAGGTATCGGGCCATATACAGGAATACGACCATTGACCCGCCAGGCACGTGGGGACACGTTAGGGAAATGGGCGTGGAGATACTACGGGCCAAGGCTTCCTTTTTTCATCTCGTGGCGCAGAAAGGATTCCCATCTCGCTTTTCCCGTTTCTGTTGTGAAAAACTGAAGGAATACAAGGTGCTCGACAAAAGTGTTATCGGTGTACGCAAGGCGGAGAGCAGAAAACGAAATGAAAGGTATAACGAACCGACACAATGCCGATACTACGGAGCAAAGACGGAGAAAAACCACGTAGAGCTGATTTATCCCATACTGGAATGGACCGATGAGGACGTGCGCGACTTCATCATAGACAGAAAGTTAAAACTCGCACCCATTTATTACAATGGGGGGGGGCAAATCGACGTATCGAAACGCCTTGGCTGTATGTGCTGCCCTCTCGCCTCAAGGCGCAAGCGCATTATCGAGTTTCAGAAATATCCCAAGATAGCAAAGGCTTATCTCCGTGCAGGGCAACGATTTATGGACGCGCATCCTGACAGCAAGGCGTGCCAGAGGTACGACAACGTTTACGAATGGTTCACTCGCGACGTATTTTACAGCTCCGATGCAGATTGGAATAAGGTAAGCACAGGACTGTTCGGTAAACCGGACTTCAAGAAGTTCTTGGAGGGCAAGTTCGGCATTGACTTGACATTATAAACAACATAAAACAATCACGATATGGCAAAGATTATCTATTTCGGGACAGAAGGAAACGGCAAGGCTGGTCACTACCCTATGGGTATCGACAAAGGCCTTACCCACGAAGAATACAAAATATGGACTGAATGTGACAACGAGACGTGGATCGATAATATCTACAAGAATCCAGGTCGCCACTTGATAAAACATCACGGCGTTATATATACCAACTATGCCGTGCCGTTCTCCATTGACGACGAAAGAAGATATTCACATACTGAAGTATTTTGGGAGGGTTTACACTCAGAGGAGGAAATGATAGAACTCATAAAGAGCAATCCTTTCTTGAAAAGACAATTTAAAATGTAAAAGACATGAACTATTCAATTAAATGCGGAAAGGAGGTTCACAATGGCTAAGGACTGGGTGGGCGGCTCGGCTGCCGTGTTCAAGACATTAGGAGCGAGTAATCATGCTGACGGAGAACGACAGCGTGAGGACTATTACGCTACGGAGCCAAAAGCTACGGAGTGGCTTTGCCGGTTGGAACAATTCGACGGTAGAATATTGGAACCTGCGTGTGGCGAAGGACACATAAGCGAGGCGCTGAAGGCGGCAGGGTATGAGGTGGTGAGCCGCGACCTTGTGGATAGAGGTTACGGTGAGGTGGCTGACTTCCTCGCAATAGACAACTTGGTGTGGAACGGGAACATCGTGACCAATCCACCCTACAAATATGCGCAGCAGTTCGTTGAGAAAGCTCTGAGCATAATTCCCGAAGGTAAGAAAGTGGCGATGTTTCTGAAGCTAACTTTCCTCGAAGGCAAGGCACGCCGCGCGCTGTTCCGTTCTACCCCCCCCATTCGTGTTTGGGTAAGTTCGTCGCGACTGAAATGTGCTATGAATGGTGACTTCGACAAGTACGGCAGCAGCGCAGCGGCTTACGCATGGTTCGTGTGGGAGAAAGGGTATAAGGGCGAGACAACTGTGAAATGGTTTAACTGATAGATTTACAAAATAACAAAGCATGATAGAACTGAATAAGATATATAATGAAGACTGCCTGGAAGGAATGAAAAAGATCCCGGACGGGAGTGTGGATTGCATCGTGTGCGATTTGCCGTATGGTACGACTGCTTGTGCTTGGGATAGCGTGCTTCCATTTGATAAGTTGTGGGAGCAATACAAGAGAATCATAAAGAATACTGGTGCTATAGTCTTGTTTAGTCAGCAACCTTTCACGTCTGCGCTTATCATGTCGAACATAGATATGTATAAGTATAATTGGATATGGAAAAAAGAGAGCGGTACTAATTACTTAAATTCCCATCATCAACCATTGAAGATTACAGAGGACATATGTGTTTTCGGAATGGCTGCAACAACTGAAAGCAAGAAAAAAATGTATATGGAGTATCATCCTCAAATGATTAAGGGGTGCAAGCCTTATGCCTGCAAAAATGGCATTCAACGAAAAGACGCTGCAATGGTACGAGGAAAATGTCAAGCGCAAAATGGAGGAGCGGTGACAGTAAGTGATGGTTCTCGTTTCCCTATAAATTTACTCGAATTTATTCGGGATAAGGAGAAGATCCATCCCACCCAAAAGCCAGTAGCTCTTATTCAGTATCTCATCCGCACCTACTCCAACGAAGGCGACACTATCTTAGACAACTGTATGGGCAGCGGCACCACCGCCATTGCAGCCATCCGCGAGAAGCGCAACTTCATCGGCTTCGAGCTCAACAAGGAGTATTACGACAAGGCTTGCAAGCGCATCAAACTGGAGCTGGCGCAGCCTACTCTTTTCTGACAACACAACCGACAACAACACAAAAACAACACATGAGTAACAACCGACACAAATACTTCAACAAGGTTCCGCCGTTCAAGCCGGACCCCGAACACTACACTCGCAAGCAGCACTCATGGAAGGCGAAGAAAACATACGAGACCGAGGATGATGCTTGGGAGTTCTTACAAGAGAACCCGAATCTCAAAGCACAGAGATATACGGTGTACCGGTGCAGGACGTGCAATAAATGGCATGTAGGACATAAAACATCAGGATAACAATGCAGCAAGCACATAATATTTACTTAACTAAGTTCCAGCAGCAGTCGCTATACATGGGATCCAAAGACGAGCGAGTGATTGCTGCCCGCCGTGTGGGTAAGACCGATGGTTTGGTGGCTCCTTACGTCTGGACGGCAAGCAACTCCATGCCTGGTATGCTCGGCGCATGGGTGGCAGTGTCGCGTCAACAGGGCTTCGGTAAGACCATCCCGAGTACGATGGCGGCTATGGAGCGTATGTTCGGCTTTACGCAGGGCATCCACTTTGGGTGGGGACGACCGCCGAAACATGCTCGCGAGAGTATCTTCAAACCTAAGAACTACGACAACTATATTTGGCTGGCGAATGGTGCCGGATGGGTTCTTATATCTCTCTCGCAGACTGCCTCTGCCAACTCCTACACGTTCTCGGCAATGGTGGGCGACGAGGCGAGATTCTTCCCGTATAAGAAAGTAACAGACGAATTGATGCCGGCTCTTTCAGGTCAGACGCATCCGCTGGGCGACATCAACTTCTCTGACCACAACCCGATGTATAAATCAACACGCTTTCTCTCGGATGCCTCGCTCACTGCCAAAGGTTCGTGGCTGGAGAAAGAGGAGGAGAAACTGGACCTGACCGTAGAGACGGGTCCGTTCAAGGGCAAGACTTACCGATGGGTGCAGGAGCAGTTGGAGGATTATGCAAATAAGGTGATACGCTACAACGACCTGCTGTATAACGCCAAGAAGAACAGTCACTCAGTTCATGTGGTGCCGAAGGATTTGCGCACGATGATCCGTGCCGTGGCTCTGAAGATGATGAAGCATGAGGGACAGTTCAAGATAATGCCCAACCATGGCCAACACGTCACAAAGGGTATGGTGGAGATGGCTGTCAACTATAAACTCATTCCACAGGACGATGCCGAACTAATTTACGATTATGAGTATCTTATCACGCCAGAAGAAGATTTCGAGATGCAGATGTTTCTGCGCTCAAAGAAGTTCACTGATGGTTATCTGCGTGAGCTGCGCCGTGTGGCTTTCTGCGTGCGCCGTGCGTCATCGCTCGACAATGTGGATATTTTGGGCGAAGACTATATTCGTCAGATGAAGCGTGACCTTCCGCCATACACCTTCGCGGTCTCAATTCTTAACGTCAAGATACAGAAATCGAACGATGGCTTTTATTCCAACCTCGACATTGATCATGTTCACGGTTATATCCCAGATGATGATGTTCTTAATCAGGCGAATTTTAGCACACAAAAGGTAAGTGGCATCATCAACGGCAAACGCATCACAAGCGAGAGTTACCAACCCGACTTCCAGGAACTCGCCGAGCGCAACGACTGCCGCATGGATTCCGACTGCATCAACTCCCTGCCTCTATATATAGCTCTCGACTATAACGCTAACATCAATACACTCGTTGTGGGACAAGGCTACGCGCGTGACGGCATGGAGTGTCTGAATGTGATAAAGAGTTTTTACGTAAAGAACGAGCGCAAACTACGCGAACTAATTGCCGATTTTTCAGACTACTACGCTCCGAAGCGAGCCGTCAACCGCGACGTGACGTATTTCTACGATTCCACTGCCAAGCAGGGAGCCTCGTACGCTTCAAGCGACGAACGCTTCTATATGATAGTGATTGCAGAACTGGAGAAACGAGGTTGGCACGTGACAGCAATAGACATGGGTGCGCCGGAAAAGCACGAGGTGAAACATCAAATCATTAACGACGGTCTTGCTCACCTCTCCTACCCCGCCATCCGTATTAACCAAATAAACAACCCCGATCTTATCATAGCCATGCAGCTCTGCGAAGTGCAGATTTCGTACAAAGGATTTCATAAGGATAAGTCGGGCGAAAAGAAGCCAGAAAGTGAGGACACACTGCCCTTACAGCAACGTACCGACTTCACGGATGCCTTCGATACTCTGTATTTAGGTTACAAATTCTTCCGTGGCGGTGGCGGTTGGTTTGTGCTGCCGAGTGGAAGATGATGGGAGTTTTGAGTTTTGAATTGTGCGCTACACGCATTTTGGATTATTCAATTTTGAGTTTTCGGGTATATAAAGAAAGGCGAAAGGCAGACGTTATCACAACGGCTGCCCTTCCAAACAAATTGATAAAAAAAAGTGCTAATATTAAATTGTTCCTTTTTCTTCATTCAACATATCATGCCGTAGCCCCATGAGCCACGACTTGAGATTGATGTAACGATTGTTATCGAGGTTAGCGTCTCGCCACTCGGCATATTCGTCATAGGTCAGACCATTCTCGATGATGCGAAGCATGTCTTCCGGATTTAGTACGTCGGCTTCCTCAAAGTCGCACGCCCCACCTACTTCCTCTCCTATCCAATACCACTTGCGGCAACCGGAAAACAGTTGCATATTGACGAGTTCTGCCAACTTATTACAACTATCCTTGTACTGCTTTATAAATTTCTTTAGCTTAGGGTCCATATCTATACATTTAGCTTTTTAATTTTGACTTATTAAGTTAAAACGCTCGCAAAAGTCGTCGTATATGTCAAGATCGTTCCACCACTCTTCCTTGTCTTCTTGTACGTACTCGTTGCGCACCCCTCGCCTTCTTACTGCTATCTTTATCTGATCGTCGGGAATAAAAGCATCAAACGCTTCTATTGCATGTTGAAGTTTCCACCTCCGCATACTTTCATCGAAATAATAAAGATGCAGCGGTCTATACTTGCCGTGGAAGCGATAGCAGAACGCCCTGAACGTTTTGGTACCATCCTCGGACCTGAACAACACTTTATAGCGATTGCCCCGATGCAGAGCAGCGAGCACGTGCATGAAATCATAGTAGCCGAAGTGGGGGCTATTCTGACAGAAATAGACACCGAACGTATCTCGACGAAGGAAAAACCACAAAAAGTCCATATCGTCAGCAGACATCTGAGGAATTGCCTTATAGACGATATTGCGCCATACGTGCTGACGTAGATGCGAGCCACGAACAAATCCTTCGATGGCGAACAGAAAATCGTGATGGTTGAAAGACACTTTAATCATTGTCGCTATTTACAAGGTTGTGTTTCACGTCATCGTACATTGCCATCTCTACCTTCTCTCCGTCGTAATGGCCAAGAGCAAGGAGTTGACCGCTCTCTTCTGTAGCATTCTGCGCCGAAGGAGCATTAGCTCGGACAACGAATATGTCGAACTCCTTGATGCAGTCAAGCTGCTCCATAGGCAGCATCGGCATGTTTTCTCTTGCTTCTTGCCGGATGCGCATAATGTCGGCTTTGGTGAGATTTGCGAACTTGAGTTGTGCCTTACGCACGGCGTCCGTTTCTACCTCTATACGATATGCTTCGTAGGCCTCGTTAATAAGTTTATTACTCTGCCACATGGCAACCTGATTGAGGAACTTGTGGAAGCCGGCACGTCCCTCAGCCAACTTTAACACAGCGAGGACTTCCTCGATAAGGAGAAGATTGTCCCTGCGACGCCAGAAGATAATGCCCCTACGCTCAAACTCGTCGAGAATTGAACAAACGGCGGTAAGGTCACGCAGTTCTTTTAGCGACTGCTTTTTCTTTGACTTGAACAAATTCATATTTTTGATTTTTTAAAAGTTGTTTATATTATAGACTGCGCACACGGAGCAAATAAAAAAACTCTAAAAACTTCCCCACTCTCACGAGCGAGAAAGTAAACTAAATTCCATCAAAAATAAAAACGTTTTAGAAATCCACTCCTATTCTCACGAACCAGAGTAGTGCTTTAAAAACAATATTAATCTACCATAAAAAATGACTTAAACTCCATGTAAACAAATCGTTTTAATGCGTTATAAATCTCGTGCCATCTACTTCGAGCACGAGTATGTCGTTCACAACCCTTATCTCGCCACTCTCCACAAACTGCACCTTGCGCTGGTGGCGTATGGTGTCAACCGAGAGGCAGACGCAGGTGCCGGTGTCTACATGTCCCGTCTTGGTGAGGAAACGTATGTAGAACGGCATACGTGCCACGTTGCGTGCTGTCTGCGGTGGATTGAAGCCTGTGACGCGCTGTCCCGTGCGTGGGTCGTTCCATTGCCACTTTTCCATATAGCGGCGCAGCTCGGTGAATGACTGTGTAAGTGGTCTCATATTTATTCTTCTTTGAATGGTGGAAATTCCAAGTGTATGAACCTGTCGATTTCCTTATCCTTTATCAATTTTACACCTCCGGCAAACATCTTCTTGCGCTGACGCAGTACGTCGGGGAAGAGAATATTACGGAGCGAATTGCCCCAGTCGGCTGTAGAGTTTAGCAGGTGGGAGGGATGGAATACTATTGTGTATGCAGCCAGTCGTACATCTATTTGCGGACGGTCGAACATCGGTCCGCTTAGTGTCAATGCCCTGTCTTTGTTGTAGAGCACCATGTGGCTGCTTAGGTCGCTCACGTCGTCGCTTTGCGCATAGATGATGCGGTCGGCGTAATCGCCAAGGTGTTTTGCTATGAGCGAGTCGCATGAGCGGTAGGTGGATAGCACGAGGTGGGTTGTCCATCCTCGCTCAAAGCATTGCTCAAGAAACATAAATGTCTCTTGCTTAGGCAAAGGCATGGTGAGCACCATTACGTGAGAGTCTATCACGAGGTGGCTCACTGCCTTATAGAATTTCTCCACCGTTACGTCGCCATGTGTGTAAAACGTGAGCTGACGGTGAGGTGCCTGGTTGACCGCCTTGGGCAGCTTATTGTCTACGCAGCAAGGCGGAATAAAGAGGAGAGTATCGTCCATTTGATTATTAATTATTAGTTATGAATTATCAATTAATCGTCAAGCAGCATCGGCATCACAAGCGTCATCACTTTAGGCGCAGGTGTGTCAGCGGTGAGCACTACGGCGTGCGAAGCGTCAAGCAACTGCATTCGTATGGTGTCCGACGGAATGGAGTTGATACAGGTCTGAAAAGCCGACGACTTCAATCCGATGCGGAAATTGTCGGGGCACTCTGCGTTAGATATGAGCACCTGGTCTTCGCCGGACAAAGCAAAATCCATGTTACTCGCAGAAACGTTGATGAAAATGCCGTTCTTCTCTACCTTTACAAGATTGCTTGCGCTACTTGAGAACAGACTGACACGGCGCAGGATGTCAGTCATTTCCTTCTTGTCAAATACGACGAAGTAGGGGTTGGACTTCGGAATTACGCCGCTGTAGTTAGGGTATTTGCCCTCCATGTGCTTGCAAATAAGTTCGATGTCGCCCGACGAAAAACGGATGGTGTTTCCGTCGTTCTCGATGCTGATCTCCTCGCATCCGTCAAAGGCTGACAACGTGCGGAAGTAATTGCGGTGGATAAGCGTCTTGCGAGGCTCGCCACTACGGAAGAAATCACTGCCACCCTTCTGCGGATCATTGCTGTGTACTATCTTTGCAAGCGTATGTCCGTTCGTAGCCGCAAAGACCACCTCTGAGCGGTCGTCGGCAATGTCTACACACAAGCTGGAACGCTGGGGGCGAAGTTCGTCTATCTGAACAAACTTATCAGCAGTATCTATAACAGAATGGAACAACTGAAAAGGCAGGCAAATAATTGTTGATGCCTCACTCTTGGGCAATAGCATCTGAGGGTATTCGTTGCCCGAGAAATAAGCCATTTTAGCCTTGCCCGACTTAACGTTGTCGCCACTGCCGGTGCAATACTCTACAGTGAACGACGATCCACCCTCCTCTATATCAAGAGTGACAACGCAGTCGGGCAGTGTGCCTAACAGCGAACTGAGCATCTTTATAGGTAGCACTATCGGCTTATCAAACTTGCCACCGCACAACGAAATGGGCGCCGGGATGGTGAGCTGTGCTTCTGCTGTAGATGACGTAAGAAAGAACAGACCGCTTTCGTTGCAGGTCAGCAGCACATTGTCGAAAATGGCAATGGGATTTTTAGAGCCGATACACTTTGCCGACTTGTTAAGGGCAGCGTGCAGGGCTTTGGATGATAGGGCTTGTAACTTCATAAGTTTTGAATTTTGAAATTTGAGTTTTGAATTATGCGCGTTGCGCATTTTGAATTAGAACGGCAGATCGCCTACGTCGGCATCGGTATAGCCTGCGAGTGGGTCAGTATTCTCGGCTGGCGCCACATATCCGGTAGCTGCTCCTGCTACGCCTACATTCGGTGTGGCGTATGGTGAAGGTTGCTGTGTTGTCTGTGGCTGGTAGAGCATAGCCAGTCGCTTATTCATTCGCTGGCGGATAGCCTTGAAGAGGTGAGTATTCTCGTCGGTGGGGTCTTGGTTTACAATCTCGGGGTCGCGTTCTTTGTTGGCTTCCTTCACTTGCTCTACGAGCTTCGGAAACTTCCGTACAATGTCCTTGATATAGTCAACCGAAAACGACATCTGCATTTCGTGTGTCGGTACGGTCACGTTGCTGTCGCCACGCTCCAAAGCAGCCTGGCGCACCTTAGCCTTGTACTGCTCGTTGAGTGGCCAGATGTTTACACGCAACTTAGCCAATGTGCGAGTAGGGTCTTTAGGAGCCTGCTCCACTTTAATTTCGTTCAAGCCTGCCGGAATGCAGACATATACACGCTCAGGGTTTTTCGAGTCGATACCCTTGAACACCTGCGCTCCATTTAAGGAGAGCAGGTCGATGTTGCCGTTGTAACTTGCCATTTTGTTTTTGTTGTTTTTATTTGTTTACTGTTTTCTGTTTAATATAGTCTCGCTCTGCTGTCGCTCATGTCGTCCATCGTGCGTACCTTATACCACTTCTTTATGCGGTTCTTTGGTGCATATACCTTTGACACGCTTATAAAGTTGCAGCAAGCAAGGTGAAACGGACTGATATTGCCGCCGAACAGAGGTGAGCTTTTTTCTCTGCAACCGCATTTTATATGGTCGTAAGAGATGCAGTTTTCGCACTTGGGGGGGGTGAATGTTCGCATAGCGTATTATTTTATTTGAATTTTGCTTTAGGAAAAGAACGGCGTACCACTTCAAAACACTCTATTTTTTCAATGTCGTCAACAGAATAACTCTCGGCGCAATATTCATCGAAGTACTTGTGGGGTTCTTTTCCTATGGGATAGTCTGTGATAGATTTCCCTTCAGCATCAATCTTATCATAATCTATATAGCGACCTTTACATTGTGTAAACTTATCAATGTTTTTAGGTGTGAACACAAACAGGGCATCAGAAGTGACGATTCCCTTCAGTCGTCTAAGATCCTTTTTAGCCTGTTCCATGTCACCAATTCCAAAACAGAATCCTTTTGCCGTACTTGCTGTACCACGAAGTTTGCTGTGGTCAGTAGTATTTTTCAATATCTCTCGATGAAACAACTTAGCTATCTCAAAAGAAGACATGTAACGGTATAATTTCATACTCTATATTTTATTTAAAATTCTACATCTATATTCTCTATATAAGAACCTATAGGTTTTACTACCAAGAACCCAAAAATCTTTTCAGTGGATTCATCAGAACGGCATATTCTCCTCATTTACATCCGGCACAACAGCCGTAGCTGTCGTAGCTGCCACAGATGGAGTCATACGCCTACCCTGCTTGCGTGTCTTGTTGTTCTCCCAACGTTCCTTCTCTTCATCAGTGAGTTGAACGATATTGCCGTCATCGTCGCGGTATGGCAGCGGGTCGGGCTGCTCGGCATATTGCTTTGCTATGCGCTTTAGCTCGCGGTAGTCCTTCGGTATCGCATCCTTGCCAGGACGGAAGAAGAAGAACACATGCTTGGAGGTCTGCATATAGCGGATAAACTTCGGCTCGATGGTATTGTCATTCTCCCACTCACGACCGGTAAAGTATTCCTGCGTAACCCATGCCTGGAGCTTAAAGCATTTGCGCTGCTTGTCACTCTCGTTCTCGAAGAGATGCTTAGGATTGCACGCTATCGACATGTTTTCGCAATAGTCGTATATCTTCTTCTTGAAGGTAGCACGGCTATACTCCTTGCTCTTACCCTCGGAAGCATCAGCCCAATCGCGCATAAACTCGTTGAACATATCGTCCGTACATATCGGCACACCGTAGACCTCATTGCGAGAGAAGAACCACTCGAAGTAGCGGACAATGCTCTCGGTGAGCTTCTGCACCATCTGGCGGCGACGCACATTGCCTTGCGGTGCAATGGCAAAGGTGTGGTAGTGCATCAAGAACTGCACTGCCAAGGCGCAAAGGTATATGGTCTGATTGCGGTCGGTATCGGTCAATTTGGCGGGGTCGGTATCAAAACGCTTCATAATGTCGGATGGTGATCGTGCCGGCTGTCGCTTTTGAGGATTCTCGCGAGCAAAACGGTCGGAGAAACTAACTAGTGGAAAACGACCTATAGTAGAGGGGTCGTCTTCGCTCAACGGACTGTTGCTTGTTATGACGTGCATCGGTGAGTCTTCCATCTTCAGACTGACGGGGTCGCCAAATTTCTTTTCAACCTTCGTACCTTTGGTTATCTTGTTGTAGAAGTATTTGAGCGGAAAGCTCTTCTGCTTGTCCTCCCAGTGTACTACACGATATTTGCCAGGATATGTGAGCAAGTCGGAAAGACAGAACTTTGCATCGACAATGGTAAGGAAGTCTTTCATATCCACACTGAACACATTGACAGCCGAACCAACCACGAGGTCTACCAATACCGACTTACCGCTACCACCAGAGGCTTGCTTCTCGTCGGCGATATTATCCTCAAGAAGATAAGGACAGACGTTCTGCATCCCTTCCCATGAACGATAACAAAGCCTGCCTATGCCCGAAAGCATATTGGCAAAATGGGCGTTCATTACAGCTCGCTCGTCCTCAGTAAGTTCTTCTTTACTACGCTGTACGTCTCGTTCTCGCTCCCAAAGGGTGTTTGAGAAGCCGCGCACTATGCGCAGAATAGGCCAAAGGTCTTTTTCTTGCTGTCCTTGCCAGTTGACATCCCAACGATATGTCTGCGCCCATTCCATAAGGTCGCCACGCATCTGCTTTATCTCGTCGTAGGTGAACACTGGCGACCCGTCCTCATTCTGCATTTTCTCCTTCTTGTCTATCGCTTCAAGTCGATCGCGGTATTCCTGACGCTCGGTGATGGTGAACGGTGTCTTGAACACCCGCATCGTGAAGTCATACGGCTTCTTGGCAAGCGAGGGGATAAAGAAGTTGATGTCGTCATACGACACCGTGCGGATGCTGTCGGGCGTTATCTTCAGTGCCACATTGTTGAAGTAGAAGTACTCCGTCTTTGCATCGAAGGCATCGGCAAAATTAATCACCATACTCTGCAAACCTCCGGCAGACTTCTCCGTGAAGGTCTTATCCACCATATTGGCACAGTCGGACATCAAACGCCGCTCGTTGTCGCTATGCCGCCATGTCTGTTCTATATATTCCAAAAGCATTGTCTTTGCTGCCTGGATAATACTCTTTGCGTCGATATATTCCACAAAGCATTTATTCAGGTGGATATACTGTCCTACGAGGTCGGTGCTCTCGGGGTCTATCATGCGATAATATCCGTGAGCGGTCATAAAGAGCCACAATCGCGTAGGCGACACCTTGCAGGTAGGTGGCTTTGGCTTTCCGCTTCGAGGGTCACGCGGATATTCTATCTCGAAAGGTTCCGTGTTCCTGGCTCCACGCAATCGGGAATAGAGCGGAAGGCGAAGGTCATGGTCGAACTGGAAGTTCTCCTCCGCGTTCATGGTGTACGTCAGCAGATAATCGCGCACGCTTCGGGGAGAGCAGCCATATAGCCATTGCCAGCGTCGGCAATAGCGCGATCGGAAACCTTCTGGCAGCATTGCATAATACAATGAGCTGAACTTGGTGCATATAGCTCCGCAGTCGCGCTGTGAGGCAATGTCGTTAGGGTATAGAATAATGACGTGCTCGGCAAAGCGGTTCATCTTCTGATATTGCACACCGCTAAAGTCAATATTCTCCCGCTTCCACTCGCCGCGCTCTATATACCAGAAGTTTCTCCGTCCGATGGAGAACGCCACGTGATACCAACAAAAGTCTTGGAAGTGTTGGTCTTCCGCCTTATCAAGGCGCAAGGAACGCATGGCATAATACACACTCAATGCGTCTTCGGGTGTACGACAAAAGACGATGTTGCGAGCTTTTATCTCGGCGGTAGGAATCTTCTTCTTCTCTTGCTTAAATGTTCCTTTCCCCACGCCATTCTTGTCTTCACGTTCTACCCAGATTTCTTTTTCTTCGGTAAACTTCTCCGTCGGCTCGAACTTCTGGATGGCTGCATGTACGGCGGTGTTGTCGCTCTTGCGCTGATCCATTGCATAGACGAACACGTTGTCGCCCATGAGCCACTTGCTCACCTTCCTCACGCTGTGCTCCTCGGCGGTAGAGAACACTATCGGTTCGCTCCCAGCCATTGCTGGACGGAAGAAACATCCGTAAGAGTTCTGCAGACCTATCTCCTGTGAGGCGAAGCATACGAACAGCGGATTCCACGGCGTACCGTGGATAATCTCGCTCACATGCTGACCGTCGCGTATTACGTCGGGCAGCGTGACACTCAACAGAGAGTAGATGCGGAAGTCCTTGTTGAGCATGTCGGGCGTAAACGTACTGCCAAAGCCGAAGCGAGGCAATCCTTTGTCGAGCGTCACCTCACACCCAAGGGCTGCAAGCTCTTGTGGCGAGAAGTCGGTCTTCGGCATGAAAGAGAATGTCTCGATGGTCTGCTGTGCCTGAGTACGGTAGTCCATCTTGGCAAACACCTCTGGGAAGGCACGCCGCACCTCGTCGGTATCGCCATACACATCCCTTACAAGTCTTTGGCAGATGCGCTGAAGACTATATCCGTGCAGCGGAAGGTTCATCTTGGCTGCGTACAACTCGATGGCTCCGTAGCCGGTCTTACCCGTGCGGGTGCATTTCCACTTCACGGCACCAGGCTCTGCCATTCGGTTGTCGTCAACACCCACGCCCGAATAAAGTCCACCTCGCTCATTTTCATAAATAATGAAGTGGGGTGTCTGCTTGGCATCGACATCCGCGTCCTGCCCCTTTTGGCAGATAGGGCAGAAACATGCGGTCTGACCTTCGATGCGCTGCTCGTTGGCGGGCTTCACGAGAAGGTGCAGGTCGATGTTGGCAAGACGATTTATGAAAGGATGAAAGAACATGATTGCTGTTATTATTAAAGAAAGGACAGCGATGAAATGCCAAACTTTTCGGTATTACCAGAATCCGAGGCTCTTGTGTCCACCCTGATAAAACTTACTTATAGGAGGGCGTTGCCGCTACCTCATTCTCCATGCTGTCCTTTATTCTTTCTGTTTTTACATTTGTTTTTACTATAAGTTCAGAAACGTTTCCGTGCGGAAGTGTCGGATGGTGCAGTTAGCCAAGTTCTTCATGCAGTTAATCAGCATCAGCACGAACTCCTTAAACGAAATGACGCTTTCATTAAGATCTATTATCTCCACAGCCACACGCCAATAACACTTGCCGTTTTTCACTCGGCAGGAATGCTCGTTTCTTACTATTATATTCCCTACATTGCCCTGCATCATCGTGAACAACTTCTGACACACATCCTTCACTAAGGCGAATGGAGCATGGAAAAGCAGTACTTTGTTGTCGCTGTCATAGTCGCGCACGGTCTCCGTATAGGCTATGCGGTGTAGATATTCCCGATGCGTAGGCCGTCCTTGCCTTTTGTTCCGGCGATTAGGGATGTAAGGGCAATTCAGATACTCATGGTTAGGCATTTCTATTCAATATATTTCAAACAAGCCAACTTTCGCATCATCTGCCATGTGGAATAGATGCTGCGCTTGCAGTCAAATACAGGGTCGTGTTCCGCGCCTTTATCAATGTCCTTATAATCCTCAATAAGGTCGTATGCCTTACTCGGATGATAGAACTCTCCACGGGCATTACATACCAAGCGAGCCGCCTCGTAGATAAACGTGCGATGGTCGCGGAAGTTGGTGTAATGCACGGGAACTTCTATGCCCAACTTATAGCAGATATTACGCAAGATAGCAATGTCAAAATCTGAACCTTGAGCCCAAAGACACAAGTCCTGATTGTGCAACGCTTCTTTGATTTCTTTAACCCATCCAAAAAAGTTACGCACAACAGTCTGTATAGGCGAACATGGTGTAGCGTCATCATCACTATCAAGAACTGCAGCTTTTGCTCCTTCGCTCTTCTGCTTCCACCACTCGGCTGTCTCTTCATCGAAAGTAAAACCCTCGATGAACATTCCCCGAAGGTCTACATGAGCCGAGAATGTAGGATATTTAACAGCACTATTGCCACCATAAAAAGGTGATTTATCTCCATCGCGATTCCATACTACTGCCCCGACACTCATCACGGCAGCTGTAGGTGCAAGTGCACAGGTCTCAAAATCTAAAGTAACATCTATCATTTTATTTAGTTTAGGTTAAACTGACAAAGACAATTCTTAATACCATTAGACTCCCATTCTTTCCAGTTGTCAGTGGTAAAACGCTTGATAACTGTGCCGGTGCTCATACCTCGCTCGTTCATAAAGTCGAAAAACTTTTTACAAAGTCCAGTATTGGCACGTCTCAGACATTCGTAGAAAGCGCCAACCTTATCACTCTTTGCTAAGGTATAGAGATACCCCTTGTCGCCCTTATCGGCTCCTTGCTCTTCGTCTCCGGCATACGACAATAATAGCTCGGCTACTTCCGGAATAGCTAAAAATTGTTTTTTACATTCGTTAATGCCGATGATTTCCCAAACAGAAAAGCCGTTCTTAAAGAAACGCAGATAAAAAGTGGCTACGGAGAAGCCTTTTGACTGCATAAAATCAGACAACGATTTCTTTTCTTCCACTGAAATATCTTTAGCGTTCAAAGATTGCAATGGTGTCGTTATTTTCTCGATATTTTCCTTTGTCATTTTTCAGTTATTCACTATATTTGTTGCAAATTTAAGAATTAAAATATAAATAACAATAGCTTAGCTACTTTTATTTTTCAGTATTTATCTTTTTTAACGATTTAAGTGTCATTTTTAAATAATTCAGTTATGAAGTACCAATACAATTATTCGTTTCTCAACAGATGGATGGAGGCCAACGGCAGGATAAACATCAACACCATCCTGCAAGCCATCGGATCAACATCTAACAACAGTCTGCGTCTATGGGAGCAAGGCAGATGTCCCATGCCAGTATCAAGCATTCTACGCTTCTGTAACACCTTTCAAGTGCCTATCTCAGCTTTCTTTTACGACAAAGATAGCGACCCAACGGGAAACTCAATGTACGTACAACCACAAGAAGGTGACATATTCGCTCCTGACGGCGGCTATGTTACAGAGCGTAAAGCTGGCAGTCGTGCGCTTCTCGACCCGTTAGACGTGCAGCTAATTCCGTCCGTCGTACCAGGAATTGTTGATTCTGATAAAAAAGAGTGCAGCGGTACGGACAATCCCTCCTCTATATGTGTCCAGACGCACGATACGGGGCAAGGAGAGATGATCGTAGTAGGCAATGTTAGCGACCAAAATATGAAAGCACTGCTCGACCTCGAAGCTAAACGCATGAAGAGCGAAGAGCGTCATAGCGAGGAACGCGCACGTCTGCTCGATGTGATTGCAGAACAACAAAAGCAAATCGCTAATCTCACTCGTATGCTCAACGAAGCAAAAAGCTACAAAAATATGAGCATGGATGATGGTTATATGGTTGCCGACCGTCCTACACAAGACTGACAAAAAAGCGTTACCTATCCTCACGGACGGGTAACGCACAAAAAATCTAAACTAAAAACTAATTATTAACCACTTATTATCTACTACTTACTATTTATTTTCGTTCGTTTATCGCTGCCATCTTGCGACGATAAAACTCTTTTTCCTCTATCTGGGTAAGTGTAATGTCGGCACTTACATACGGAACGTCGGCATACCAGTAGCCTTGATGCAGGAACACGATGGGCGTGCTATTTCCAAACGTCATGGGCAAAGGCAGGTTGTCTTTCGTGCGCTTCGGCTGAAGGTTTAGTATGCAAAACAGCTCTGCCTCACTCACGACTGGCAGGGCATTCATCTCTTTTTCCAAGTCGGTGCCTTCGATGGGGAAGAAGAACACACGACCATCGGGCGACACTTCCTTATCCCAACCGTCACGTCCGGTGGTGTCGGCAAACTCCACGGCTCCTACTCCACCTGCCATGCCTTCAGGCGACTCGTAATAGTGCTCTGCTCCATGTTTTTTAGCCCAATCAAGAGCCTTCTGCTCGGCTTCCTGGCAGCGGTTCATAAACTTCTGAATGTCGCTACCTACATTAGACGTAGCCGACACCTTGTAATAATAATGAGGTTTCTTCATATATTTTAAATTCAAAATTGACAAATCAAAATCGGCTTTGCCGATAATTCAAAATTCAAAAACAAAAATCACCTTAGCGCAGCGTAGATGACAGGCTCTCCACATTCATCGTCCTTCATCTTAAAGCCTCTCACAGCCAGCTCCTGAAGGTACAATGCCAACGGATCGCCCAACGGACATACTACTGCCTTGAAGTACGTACGAAGCTGATAGTCGGTGAACATGTCGCAGTATTCACGCCAATGGTCGAGCGGCTTGTATTTTTCGCAAAAGGCTTCTATCTTGGCAGGGATAACAAAGTCTTGTAAGGTGACTTCCGGCTGCTCGGTATTCTCTATTATGTCTTGTTTCTTTCTACTCATAAGTTCTTATGCTTTATTCTTTTTACTATAAAACGAGGTATTAAAACAAAGAACAAGAGAAGAAACACTGAAAACAATCAGAGCAAGCTGCCACCATTCTGACGTAGACTTTATATTCTTTGTGTTCTTCTCCTTCACCACATTCGTACTATCCTTCTTCGCCCAGTGGGTACCCGCGTTCAGCCTGTTGCTCAACACTAAGCTATCTATTGTGTGCTGCATCCGCGTCATTATCTCTTCCTGATGCTTCAGTCGTGCCTCGTATGTGGCATTGCGCTCATAGTCGCCCTTGCGGTGTACGGTTCGATCGGTGGTGGTGGTCTTGTTGCCTTGGGCATCCGTACTCTCAGTCACTCGCTCAGTGATAGTTTCCTCGTTACTACCCTTGTCGGTCATAGTGCCAGATGTATGATTCTCGTCCGTGACTCTAACGGTGCTGCTGTCCGTCATCGTCTCCGACTTCACCACGCTGTCCTTAACGATAGTTACGTCACTATCATGCCGTTGCTCACTACTCCCCTGCTCCACCTTTCTTGAGGCGGCGCAGCTCATTAACGTGATTACAGCCATAAGCCATAATGTAATGATTTTGATTTTTCCCATATATTTATGTCTTGTTGGTTTCTGCGTGCAAAAATAAAAAAAGTCGCCGACACAAACAGGACATACTAAAAACACCGCCTACCTTTGGGAATGGGTAAGCGGTGTAAAACTATTTATGAAGTTTTTTATAATCCAAACAGACCTTTTTACGTTTATTGCCCTTAAAGCAATAGCCAAGTAATTGGCTAAACTTACCTTGTAGTACATTGCTCTCCAATAGATTCTCTATGGCTGTCACCTGCTCCTGAGTCGCAATAATCCGGACAGTCTTGCCGTCATAATCATCAAGCGTCACTTTTTTCAACAAGTCCGACATCTCACTACCCAGCCACTCGCCTGTTTCGCCGTCAAGCATGGTCAAAAGCTTCTGCCATTCTCTTTCGCCCGGTTTCGGCTTCAACTCCTCAACATCAGCAAAGAGATTGAGCTGTTGTCTTTGTTGCACAGCTTGTTGCATTTGCCCGATGGTGTCATAGATTGTAAACTCTATATGTGCAGGATTACCAACTTTGCGCTTGCCGTTATAGATAGGTTCATACGACACACAAACATCAAGCAATCCGACTTTTCGCAAGCGATTGATGTCGTTGATGCTTGTCTCAATGACATTCTTCTTAAACTGAGAGAACTTAGGATAAGCCTCTTTCTTCTCTTTTCCGTCTTTTCGTGGTCGTCCAGACCTTTCGTCTGTGCCTTCGGTAATCTTGCCCAGCATACCAAAATATGTCTTTATTTCTAATACCGTCAAGCGTACAACCCGATGCTTCCAGTGCTCTGATTTCTTATGCAGATAATAATACATCATGGGCATACGCTCAATCTGTCCTATTCGTGCTATATCAGCAGGATGGCGCACATACCCCTGACTCATGTCAAACACATAGTCCACGACCTCGGGATTCAGTCTGAAAGACACGCCTGTACCACCTTCAAAAGAAATATTGGCGTGCGTGAAGATATTAAAAGCCTTGACGGAAGCCTTGCCGTCGCTGTCCTCACTGGGAGCATCAACGGTTAGGTTTAGAACTTCCTGGACGGCTGCACGCGCTACATTATAGTTGGCTATATCCACACCTAACTCAGCATACGACATAACAAACTCCGGCATACCGTTGTTCTTTTCTGCTTCGGAAAAAAGAGGACGCGGCACCTTCGGGTCATTTCGTAATTCACTTCCAAAGAAATGACGCACATAACCCTGTAGGTGCTCGCTGACCTTAGTCAATACCGTTTGCTGCAGCAATGACAGATTCTTGGAGAACTTTGTGTAAGCAAAGGGGGTACTGATATATTGTTGCGGTAGATGTTTTTCTCTTTCCATAATAGATGCTTTTACGTGATTTTGGTAAAGAATTCATAATGTTTTTTACCTCAACCGCCCTTTTTAGGGGTATTTGGTCATAATGTTTTTTACCTCGCAATCTTTCTAACTGCTTAATATATAGGAGTATAAGTGCATTTTTGTCTTTCCTAAATAAAACAAACAAAGTATTTTATTATGTTTATTTTAAATAATAGGTAAAAAACATTATGACCTTTTCACCTCCTAATCCCCTTTTAAGGTAAAAAACATTATGACCTTTTTCACCAAGGTAAAAAACTTTAGTAGGATTTTACCTTACATATTACAAGTCCTCGTTGAATATCGCCTCGCATTTTTCAAAGTTGTCCATATCGGTGTACATCAGACAAATAGAAATTCCATGCCCGGAGCTGGACGTTTTCAATGATTGAAGAATAAAACCAATGCTGTTGTCACCTGTTTCGTCAGGAATATTAAACGCCAGTCCAATAACATCGCCATCTGGACCTATGTTTTCCTCGGGCTTGGTGTTAGGATATTTCTGTTGTAAGCTCTCGGTTAAATTCAAGAAAGGGATATGAGCAGACTCTACAGTTGGATACTGCATTTCAACCGCAGCACTGAACACCATTTTGCTTTTAGGATTATAAGCAACATTAATCGTAGCGTTCTCACCCATAAACGTGCCGTTAAAGACTCTACAGCCTTGCCCAGCAGTTCTCGACTTCGCTGCATCGTATGTCACACCCTTAGCCTTCAGCTTCAAGGCGAAGTTGTCCACCGTTCCGTCTAATGGTATTCCCATAAATTTCAAATGCTGCTGTGCGCTTGCTGCCATACAGAAGCAGAATACGAACAATACTGATATAATCTTCTTCACAATAGATTAGTTTTAGATTTTACATTTTGTTTCTGTCCAAAAACTCAATCACAGCCTGTAGCGCCAAATCCTTGATAGGCACGCCAGTGCGCATTTTCATCAAGGCGATACGCTCGTAATACTCCATCGGCACGTATATGGTGATGCCATTCTCGGTCTTCTTACCCTTCGGCTTACGCATGTTCGCAGCAATATCGTTGCTGAATGATGTGGTTGCCGGTTGATCTGCTACAGGAGTTATAGTTGTCGATCTCTCGGTCTCAGACGTTTTTGTAGAAACAGTCGACTTTTCAGTCGCCGGAACTTCTGCGGACGAAGCAGTGACAGTATTCGCTGCCGCTTCTCCACTTCCCTTTTTCTCCCTGTTCTCCTGACGCTGCTGTCTACCTGCTTCCAAAATGCGCTCGTTCTCGTCTATAGCGTCTGAATTTTCCAGACCAAAATGCGCAACTCGTTTCTTCATTTCTCTTGCCATACCCTATAATATTAAAAAGTGAAACTGTTGATTATCTCCTTGGTAAAACGCTCATAGTCCTGCCCTACCCTGCAATACGGTGCATAAGCAAAGATGTCTTCTCGCATAGCTTGCGCTTCGACCATCTTCGTGTCGCGGCGCGTATAAGCGTCAAACATATAGTCCTGATACTTTTCGCCGAGATATGCCTTAAACTCCTTTGTGGCGTTGGTCTGGTCGTTGCTCATTACCATCAGCAAGCCACGAATGTCAAGATCGGGATTAAGATCCTCACGTGTTTCCTCGATGGCGTTGATGATTTCGGCAATACCTTTTGTTGCCAACACTTCGAGCTGCACGGGCAACACTACACTCGTAGCGGCTGTGAGAGCATTGTATGTAAGCAACGACATAGCCGGTGGGCAGTCTATAAGCACGTAGTCGAAAGCATCCATGACGGTATTCACGCCTTCGTCTGCCAGTTCGGTGCCTGCTAACTCATTCAGTGGCTTGGCGAGCAATTTACAAAGGGCTTTGCGAGGTAATGCACGCTGATTCAGAAACGGTTCTATGGATATAAGCTGCGACGCAGCTGGCGCGAGGTAAATTCCCTCACGTACCTGATAAACGGGCAAATTGCTTTGCTGTACCAATGCGTCGTAAACGGTAGGTTTACCTGCGTTCTGAGTCTCGCTCCATCCGAAGAGGAACGAGGCACACGCCTGCGGGTCAAGGTCGATAATGAGCACACGCGGCAAGCGTTTGCGTCCATCGGCATCCACTCCGAATTTTCCTTTACCAAAACGGCGCAATCCGGTCGCTAAACTCTGCACCGTTGTTGTTTTTCCTACACCGCCTTTGTGGTTTACAAAGGCAAGCACTTCTCTAAGTCTTTCCATCTTCTATAAAGTATATTTTAAAATTGATGATACTATTCAAATATACAGAACACGTATAATCTGTAATACGTTGCAAATTTAAGAATTATAATTGAAACAAACAAATATCCATGCACATTTATTTATTTATATGTTGCTTTATTTATTTGTTTATTTATTGCTTAATTTGTTTATAAGTGTATTTGTTTGTGTATTGCTTTGTTAGTTGATTAATTTGTTAGTTACTTTGTTTATTAATGTATATATGTATTTATGTGTGTGTGTGTTTGTGTATGGATGTGTTTGTGTGTTTATTATTTTGTGTCTCTGTGGAAATGTGTATTTATGTATTTCTGCACTTCCACATTTCCACAAAAACACAACTCACTTCTTTGCAACATCTCCCATCATCGGCAGAAAGAATAGGGCGGCTCCGGCGAATGCTACCACAACTACGAACATTGACGCTGACATGAGTACAGCAAGCGCACCGGCGAATACCTTCTTTACGCTCAGTTTGCCATCCTTTCTCCTTGCCGACGTGTCTTCACGTTCCTCTCGCAGCGTCGGCTCGCCTACCTGCGGATAATTACGCTTACGTTTCGGCTTCGGCTGAGGTATAGGCTCCGACTCTGCTTCCGGCTCCCGATCCTGATAAATATCCGGCTCTATAACGTGAGGCTCCGGATGATGAACAAATCCCGATTCGTCTATAACAAGAGGCTCCTCGTCAATAGCAATAGATTCTTCCTCAATGATAGGCTTTTCCTCAATGATAAGGTTCTCATCAATAGCCGGTTCGTCTTCAATCTTTCTATCCACACACACGATAACATCGCCGTGCAAGCTGACCTCTATCTTGCAACCTGCCACAAGGTCTTTCTGGAGGAACGTGCGCTCGCTTCCGCAGTTGGCATGGGCGAAACGGTGTCCGTTCATTTCCACCTCGTCAAAGTCGGCTACATACGTCACCTTGCCAGTCTTTTCGCCTACCGTAGTATGGTGTCCGCGATATGTAGTTACGGCCTTAAACACCGGTCGAAACTTAAAAGCGCAATTATACTTTGCGTCATGATCGGTCTGTCCTATACGGTCGTAATAGTCGTAGTTGTCGAACTTGAACACAAGACCGTCGGTAGGGTAGGGCAGCGACTCACGCTCCACCTCGGCAGAGCACACGATGTTCTCAATGTCCTGCTCCAGTTCGGCATCCGTTTTCTCAAGATAGAGAGCCGACACGAAGCCCGAAGTCTTAAAGCCATTACGCTCAAGAGCCTGCATAGCAGCCGTGTGTCTTACCACACCGTCCATATTCAAACGGAAGGGATGAAACTCCAGACGCTTGCACTCGTTCGTTACAGCCACCTTCTTCGCCATGATGCCGTTGCTCGTAGAACGGGGGGATTTACCAGCCTTGCTATAACGGGCAAATTCATCAAGCGAGATGATAACCTCACCTCTCACCTCTACACGGTCGTACTGTCTCCATACGTCCACCTGGGCAGGTACGCCTTGCACATGCTTTATAGGTTCCAGACAGTCGATGCCGTACAACTCTTTGCCATGTCCGTAGGTAGCTTCTGAGAGCGAGCCACGGCGATACACAAGGCTCACGGTCTCGCCGTCGAACTTCCACTCTATATCTACCTTCGCGTCCTGACTGCTGATATTGGCAGTGCGCTGCTGCGCTCTCAGATATTTCACTACCGATTTGGCATCATGCAGCTTCTTCATCGAGAGGCACGCCGTGCGACGCGCAACAGTGCGCTTGCCGTTGCCGTTCTCGCTGTAGCACCGCTGTGTAGGTGAGTCTTTCAGTATATCATCCGGATGCGCGTCTTCATATTCCTGCAAAGCGAAGTAAAGAGCATCATATTCCTCGTCGCTTATAGAGGGGGCGTTCTGTGCAAAGTACTTATAATCATGCACCTTTACTTCGTCCACCAAAGCGCAATAATCCTCAAAATTCTTAATTTTAGCCATATTCTGTAAAGTATAAAAAGTTGTTGTTATATTAATTCTCTTCCTCGTCAGGGATAGAGTCTTCGTTGTCGTGCCAGAAGTGAGAGTACTGCACCATGTCGATTGCAGTAATCAGATTGTCGCCAGGGTAAAGTTCTTGATCGAGTTCCATGTATAGACACATTTTCCGTCCCGATTTGAAATTGACTTGTACGCACTCGTTCCCAACTTCATCATCTTTACTTGACCATGATTCGTAGCTCTCGACCTCTCGCGCGTCAAACGTCACGTTCTTTCTGTCGTTGTTGTCTTCAAGGTCGAACATCTCTGCATGAATAAACGGATAAACTTTCTTTGTTGCCATAATAATTCGTTTTTATTGTTGTTATTACTTCTGTTCAGGCGCCACCGACATAATAGCGTGAATGGTGTCCGTGATGTATTTTCCACCACCGTGCGCCATTATCCACTCATGCACATCGTCAGTCACTACGTATTGTCGTCTCTTGCCACCGATGGCAGGCCTGCCTGCCGATTTCGTTGTTTTACTGTTTTCTGCCATAGTCTATAACATTATAAGTCAAAACACAACACTTAAAGATTCTTTATGTCCTCGTATGCCGACTTTATAGACGCAATAGCATTGCGCAGAGCGTAATACTCGGCTTGCACCGATTTTCCGTCGTCGTCTGTCAGTTCTGGATTAAACTGTCGCTGAATATCCAGCAGGACATTCCATGTATGGCAAATGTTGCTCGAAGCCTCATAGAGCTGCTCCTTTAAATGTTCTTTTTTCATATTTTCTAAATTTTTGTTAATAATACAGCAAATACTCTTTCTGTGTCGTTTTAATTTTGGCTGAATGTTTTTATTTCTGGGAATCGACCCAACCACCATGTTTAGGCAGAGCTTCTATAATGAGACCTTTCAGATCCTTCACGCCGTACTCTTTGCACAGCCAATCCTCAAGGTCATCCCAGTGTTGCCAGTCTCTTATCGCGCCCGTCTGCACATCGCGCAGACGGAGCGTTACAAAAAGATAGTCGTGTATTACATCTATTATTTCGTACATGACGTTACGATTCTTCTTCAATATCCTCGTCGGTTCCCTTCAACTCCTCCGGCAACCATGCCGGCCACCAAGTCACGTCCATTGCCCATTGTATCATGTCTCCTTGGTCCTTCTTGTAGTTCCAGAACACGTGCAGCATCTTGAACACTTCCCATGCCTCGCTATCCGTCAGCTCCGACAACACGCCCTTCAGATTTTCCTCCTCGGCTGCTGTCAGATCCACGTTCTTCTCGAGCTCTGCCCAGTCGCACACCTCAGCAAACAACATGCAGGCAGCGTGCTCCGCATCCATATCCGACAACATCAGGCTGTTGGTAGCTGCTGCCATAGCCAACCAATATTTTTCGTTAGACAGCTTCCATATTGCCGAGCGTCGAGCCTTCCAGTCGCTAAGAGCCACCTCCACATGGTTCTCTGCTATCCAGTCGCCTATCTCGCGCATGATACGTGCCATTCTCGGAGCGTCGCCATACGTGAACTCGGTTAGCAGCTTCACCTCCTGACTCTCATTAAACAAACCTTCACGGAACTCAATCGCTACTCCGTTCTCATTGTCCGTCACCGTCCACATCAAGACTTTGCCCGATGTCAACTCAAATCTTTCTTTTGCCATAATATTTTTTTTACTCTTTTACTTTTCAATCATTCTCAGCTCTGCGCCCAGTGCGCCCGCTATCTTGTTCAGCACGTCGATATTCACGGCGTACTTGCCGGCTTCAACGCTGCGGACGTTAGCTGTGGTGATGCCCGCAATCTGAGCGAGCTGCTCCAGCTCCCAGCCCTGGGCGGTGCGCATCGCACGGATGCTCTCGCCCATGGCCTTACGCTGATCATAAATTATTTGGTCTTTTTCCATATTGCCTATATTGTGGTTACTTTATCTGACTTAACCGTGTTGTCGAGGGCTTAGGTGTTTACCAAATTTCTTCTGCTTCAAACTCCACGTTACCATCCCAGTCGAAGGAATCCGTGTTCTCTTCATCCTCAGGAGAAAGATAATAGTATGCCGTCAGTTTCCAACCGCCAACCTTTACCGGGTCACCTGCATACTCAGCCTTGCCAATATGTGAAGGAACCTCGTAAGATGGATACATGACTCTACTGGTAGGCTCTGCGTTTGTTTTCATCGCCTTGTTGACGGTATCCTCGCCAAACTTATCAATAGCTTCTTCTTTGCTTAACTTCTTCATAATATTTCGCTTACCGTGATGCGTAGGGCTGAATAGATTTAATTCTCCCAAATAGCAAGAAGCCTGTTGGCATACTCTATTGCGTGATTATATTTTACTTCTGGCAGATGTACAGATTTATCGCCATTCCAAGCCTCCTTCCATATTCTATCACATTCTGACGAAGGCATAAATTCAAAATCATACCCTGCCAACTCTTCATGAATCAAACTGATTACGCTGTCAATACTTGCATACCGGCGATTCTGATTCCAGTCTTGGCTATCACATCCGTCATCCAACATGTCATCTAAGCCGTAGAGCGATTTCAAACGCTCGATAATACTATTAACTACTTGTATCGCTTCTTGGCGTGTCTTTATTATCATATTCTTCCGCTTAACCGTGTTGCGTAGGGCTTAATATTCGATTTATTAAAATTTTTGTGATTACACCCAGCCTCCATAACGAGGCAGATCCTTCAATACAACGCCCTTCAAGTTCTTCACTCCGTATTCCTCGCAAAGCCACTCCTCCAGGTCGTCCCAATACTTCCAGTCTCTTGTTTCGCCAGTCTGAACTTCGCGCAGACGGAGCGTAACAAATAGATAGTCGCGCATAACGTCAGTTATCTCGTACATGTTTACTCAATATTATTCTTCCTCATCATCATAAGAATCCTGATATTCGTCATCATCGCTTAACTCTTTTAATTTCTGGTCTATAGCGGTGGTATCTATATCAGGGTAATTGTCTCTAATATATCTTAATACTTCAGAAACGGATGTCTCAAAAAAGATATATGAATCATCAGGCAACTCTGCTGCAATAATATCTGCATCTTCATCTACTGCGCTAATACCGTAAGGAAAATCGAAAACAAAATCATACTTCAAATCAGCAGTATTCTCCATGTCGACAAAATAATCAAATTTATTCCAGAACTCGTCTGGAGACTGAATAGAGAACTTTCCATATTCGTCATAAGTCATCTTCTTCATATCATTTCCGCTTCACCGTGATGCGATAGGGCTGAATATTATTACTCTACCTCGTCCTCTTCCTCACTGAACCACTCGTTTATCTCCAATCTAACAATGATCTCGTCTATAGACTCCGAGATAAAGCCCTTGTATGCCAGCAGCTCGCGCACCTCATCTTCTTCGTCCTTAGTATATACAGAGAAGTCGTCGCGCATCAAGCTCACGCAGCCCTCCTGAGTGAACACTTCCATATTAGAAGGATATACCTTAATTTTGGTTGCCATCAACTTGTCAAGCGTGCTACAAACGTATGCCAGTACAGCCTTCTCTACATACCCGCCACGTTCCGCAACGTCGAGTATCATCTGGTACTCGTCATCGTCACACTCCGACAGATTGCGAACGATGTCGGTATCGTACTCGCCATCCCAATCCAGGATGCCCGTCTCGCTCTCAATCTCGTCACGTCCAGAAAGGATGACATTTCCGCCGCCATCCACCAGCTGCCACTCGCTATCAGGCAGAGTTTTGTCATTTTCGTCTTCACTAATAACGAAAGCGTCGCCGAAGCAATCTGATAGACCATTAACGGTGCCTTCATAAGTCTTGTAACCTGCGTTGTGGAATTGTCCGCCACGTCCGATGTGGAAACGTACCTTAAAGTTCTGAGCCTCTTCTAAGATTGTAGTATTCATAATAATAACGCCGCTTAACGGTTGCCGCCCGATTTTAATAATTAATATTGTTTCTTTAACTGTTGCAAATGTAGCAATAAAAAATATAACTACCAAATTAATGACGCATAAATTATGTATTAATGCGTATTTTATTATTTTCGGTCGCCCATCCAGGAGCTCGAACCTGGTGCCACGCCTTGCCGTGGTGGGCGTTGCGCTGTGGCTATCCTCACGAACCGCCAGCAGCTAAAAAATACTCTGATTATGATTATGCGTTCCCGCCGAAGGGGTCGAACCTTCACAAAGGGCCGTGCCGGGCGCGGGATGAAATGGTCTACTTATACACCTCGATGCACTCTATCGCCTCGCAGTCGATATAGCTGTTGCCGGCTTTGCCTAACACCGAAATAACCTCCGTGTCGCTGCTGTAGGCGATGATGTCGTCCTCGCCGCTGTCGCCGTTGGTAAAACTGAAGCACACGCAGTCGCTGTGCATCTTTATTACTCCGTGCTGCTGATTGCTCTGAGCAGCCATCAATATCGTTTTCACTGTTTTGAATTTCATAATCTTCTGTCGTTTTTTTTAAAAAAGAGGTTGTGTTATAAGGATGTTTATCTAAGCTCGGACCACTCCAGATTTCCGTATTTCAGTTTAGACTGAATATCATAAATAAATCCTGTAATGCAGCCTTTTCCGTCTTCCTTAAACTTCGCCAACTGCTCGTTCACTGGCAATGTTTCGTCTTCATAAGCAAACGTGCCATCTTCAATAAGTTCACCAATTTTCTTTAACAGTCGGCGACAACCAGCTTTCGTAGTCGCCCATATCCCATAAAGTCGGAATGAACTGCGCGACTTCCATGCGTCGCAGGTACTCAGTATAATTATTCTTGCCATAATTTTCTGTCATTTTTTAAGGATTCCACAATATACTATTCATCAAAAATCTTTATTCGTGACAGCTCATTATCCACATGAATTGTGTACCCCTTATAATTGATGCCATAGCCAATGCAGCCATAACAACAAAACAGAGGCTCACAAATCATACTGGAGCCATACCAGGTGAATCCCCATGGATTTCGATTATATCCATTAAGCCAACCTTCGCAATCGCCATCACGCTTCAATATAGCATTGATTAGACGCTTCAATTCGTTAGGTATATCTTTCGGTACTCTCATAATCTTCTGTCGTTTTTTAAGGGTTCTATAATATTGGGTTTAATATAATATCTCGTTGTCCGCTGTAAGGATGATCTCTCGCGGATAAGAGTCGGGGCGTACCTCACAACGTTCTGCAAACTTATAGAGGTCGCCGGACTGTCGCTCATAGACCAACACACCGGCCGACTTTCTGAATGTGCGTGCCACGGTTGCCATGCCGCATTTCGCTGCCGTCATTTCCTGCGGAGTGCTCCACCATTTAGCTATAATCTTTAAGATCTTACCACCGACACAAAGCAGGTAGGCGTATTCTTTTCTATTGTCCATAACTCCAAACAATTCTATAAAGTATTAAAATGTCAATTCTTCGTTATTACTGAATTTCCACCAACTCGATTGATCCGTAAATCAATTTACTCGACAAAAGAGAATAAAAGGTGTTGCAATCTGTTTTTGCATCTTCACGCAAACTTTCTATTTGTTGCGCTATATCCATATACTTGTCTTCATACGAAAAATAGTATTTTTCAATGCCTGCAATAATAGCATTAACAAGGCGACGAGTTCCGGCCTTGGAAGATGCCCAGATGCCGTAAAGATGGAATGAACTCCACGATTTCCATTCGTCGCAAGTGTTTAATATATATACTCGTTTCATAATTCCTCAATATTTTATGTATATTATAATATAGGGTTCTTTCTTGAGCGTGTGCGGAATCCTCAATATTCCGCACACGCTATAAAGAGGCGCTACCACTTGATGCACACTATCATTGCCACGAACATTATCACCACGCCGAAGCCGAGGTACTGCCAGCCCGTCATTATTACGGGGTCCTCCTCGTCGGTGAAGTTGTGGCGACTGTTGAGCCACTGGCACAAGCCCAGGGCTGCACGCTGTGCCAGGTCTAACGCCTTGGCGATGGTCTGCAAGACATACACAAGGCAGAGGGCTGCGCATCTGCCGAGAGATCTTGCCACGTCCGCTGCGCTCACCTGGGGCGCGGTCGGTGTTGTTACTGTTGCTTTCATCTCGTCTAATTTTTATAGGGTTTATAATATAGTCGCCCGACGAGGACTCGAACCTCGTCCACGTGTCAACCGTGCGGGCGGTGTGCTGTGACTATCCTCACGGACCGCCAACAGCCTAAAAACAAAAAATACGATTCTATAAAGTATTAAAAGTGGTGTGTGTTTCTGTAAAGTATTAAAGTCGGGCCGCTTCCTCCGCTTCCTCGTCGGGCGTGAAGCGGTCGCAATACCTTTTCACGTCCTCGTCGTCAACGTCTGCCAGTCGGCAGGGGGTGAAGTCTTCCACCTGCTCCACCTGCAGCAATACGCCCGGCAGTCCATAACGTGAGGCATCCACGGCAATCGCTGCCAACTCCTCGGCATCCGTGTAGCCTAATTCCGAATCATCGCCCAGACCACACACGAGAGTAAAGAACGTGAAGCGGTCGCCCTCGGCGTTGCCTTCCAGTACATACCAACGTATCAAGCCGATGCGGAACAATGCAACGGCGAACAGATCGCCAATTTTCTTTTGTTCCTGCGAGTATAGGGGATAACTTGCCAATATCTCCAACAATTCGGAGGTTAAAAGGCGGTTTTCTTGATTTTTCATTTTTCCGTGATATTTTATGTGTTCTATAATATAGGGTTCTTTTATCTGATGGAGTAGGGCGGCGGCTTATCGTGCCGCCCTACCTCCTTTATGCTGCCTTACTGTCGGCCTTCGGGTCGTACCCGTACAGGGTGCGGAACTCTTCAGGCGTGAGCAATAGAGCCGCGCGGCGTTCCGTCTCCTGGCTTATCCGCTGGCGGTCGGTCACTTCGTCGGGCGTGAGGTGTCCGCGCTGCTGTGCGGCTTCTATTGCCTTTGCTCTCAGGATGAGAGGACGCACACGCAGACCAACAGCGGCGAGCACATACAGCCGGGCGAGTAGTGCGGCGGTGTGGTCGTTGGCTGCTGTCAGGCGTTCCACGTCCTCGGCGGCTGCTCTCAGCATGTCGAGCGCGTCAGGCTTGCCCTCGCCCCTTTCGGGGCGTTCCTGGGTTTCGGCTTCGGGCTGTGGCTCGTTGTCGGCGGTCGGCTGTTCGGCGGTTGTGCTGTCGGCGTTGGCTTCTGCCTCTATGGTTGTCAGACGCTCGGACATGGTGCGCAGCTGTTCCGACATTGCCGCCACCTGCGCCGACATCTTCGCAATGTCGGCGCGTAGCTGCTCCGCCTCGGCTTGTTTGGTTGCCGTTTCTTTTGCTCGCTGTGCCTCTTGCTGTGCTGCTGTGGCTATAGTTTCAAACATTGCCACAACGTCAGCGAGGAGGGCGGCAAAGCGTGCCACGCGTGCCACCTCCTCGGCGGTCGGCTGTTCGGGCTGCTCCTGCTGCTCGGTGTTGTCGCTTGCGGTGGTCTGTGTGTACTGCTCCTGCTTCTCTGCTTTCGGTTCTGACACGCCGAACCACTCGCGCAGACGTGCCACGGCTTCCGCGTCGGTGGCTTGCCACTGCTTCGCCTCCTTGTTCCATCGTGCGCCGTGCGCTTTTATTGCTTTACGGTTGCGCAGGGTGTCGTAATATCCACCGACAACAGCCACGCCGCCCGGTATCTCCACCAGCTGCAAGCCCTCGGCGGGTGCCTCGGTACTGTCGGTGTCGGCTGTTGCTGTCTTTGCCTTCGGCTCGGCTGTCGCCTTGCGTGCGGTCTTCTTCTCGTCTTTCGGATCTGCTTCGACACGGTAAAACTCGGCAAACCATTTTAACAACGCGGAATAATACAGGCGTATCGGATCATCATTATATAATAGCCCACTATGCCGCACACGTTGCGCGAACTCGTCGCAGGGCTTGCACGCTTCAAAATACGCCTCTTTTTCCTCGTCTGATGCTGTCGCCCAGTCCGGCATTGCAGGACGCGCGAAACCAAGCAGGGCGCACAGTTTCGACAGGTCGGCGTTTGATAGGTCAACCGTTCCGGCGTAGTCGCTTTTTCTTGCTTCTGCCTCTTTGCGTGCTTCCTCGGCTTCGGGGAAGTTTTCGGCTATAATCTGGCGCACCTTGTCGGCGGTCTTCTCCGATAGTTTGCGGGTGTAGTCGATATTGTCGCAATCGAATGCGCCGAACATCTGGCGGAACTTCTTCAAATACTCGCGGCGTTTTACGTCGCCATAATCGGAGTATTGATCAGACGCGAAGAAGTAGGCGCGGAAATAGTCGAACACTTCGCACGCTTCAACCTCGGCAACCGTCGGGCCGTCGGTCCATGTTATTTGTGCGGTTCCATAAACAGAGCGCGAAATCTTAAATGAGCATTTCACGCCCGGCCAGAAATGATTAAAAACGGCTTTTAAATTGCGCTTAAAAGCTGCCAGACGTGCGGCATTAATCTTTTTTATAGCTGCTTTCTCGGCCTCGCGCTGCTCGTTGGTCATGTCGTAATAACTTAGACCGTCCGGGCGCTTGTGCTCTTCGGGCAGCTTCTCAAGGATGGAGGACCACTGCGCAATAATGGCGTTCTCTTCGCGGTCGGCTTCCTCTTGTGCGCGGCGTTCCTCTTCCTCCTTGTTGGCTTTCCAGTTAGCCGCCCAGCGGTCGAAGTTGTCGGCGATACGCTCCGCCTCGCTAATCTCCTTTTCCGTGTAGGTCTTATTATCCACGTCGTCCCAGTAGTAGCCGATGCCGAATTTTTGCGATAAGGGGCGGATGTGATCGTATTTGTTAAGCTCGCGGCGGCTGTCCTCGTCGCTCCATTCTCCACCGAGATAAAAGTCTACATCCTCAATACTGCGGAAGTCGTGCGAGAATATGCGCACCAACTTTATATTGTCGCCCTGTACGGATGTAATTATATAGCGGGTTTCCATCATGCCGGCACCGAAGAAGACGACACGCAAGCCACGGCGCACGCTCTGCACTTCCTCGCGTGTCTCTTTTGTCCACGCTCCGCAGCTCTTGGCGGCTTGCTCGTACTCGTTTAGCATGGCTTTAAACTCTTCCGGGTCGCCTCCCTTGTCGGGGTGCATGGTTACACAATAGGCGCGGAACTGCTTTTTAAGTTCGTCGGGGGTTGTAATATTTTTAAAGTACTTCATAATCTTGTATTTATTTGTTTTGTTTTCGGTGAATTATAAAGGGGTGCTATAATATGGCGTTATAGACTGTTTTCTTCCAAACACTCGTTATATCCGTATAGCTTTTGCAGATACATCTTAGCGGCAATGGTGGCACGGTGTGCAGCTCGCAGGGCTGCGGCGGTACGCTGTGCGCCGTAAACGGCGGCGAGGGTGAGAGACTGAGCCAGGGCACGCACAACGGCGGCGGCGGTGATGGTCTGAGGGGTGGCGGTTGTTGTCTTCATTGTGTAAGGTGTTAAAAGTTGCTTAATTTGGATTTCTCAATTTTTCGCATGGCCTATAATATAGAGATTTTTTGTAGGTACAGCGGGCGCAATGTCGAGCGTGTCGGCGTTGTCGGTGCTTTCTGTCACCTGGATGCTGTCAGATGATGCAGCGGGCGCAATGTCGAGCGTGTCGGCGTTGTCGGTGCTTTCTGTCACCTGGAT